TAAAGTTTAATTGATTGGTGATTGCTCCCTTCATCAAATCTCTTGCCTGAACAAAGGCATAGATTGATTCTGCCTCTTCTCCAACCAAACCATTTGTAATGGCGATGCCAACGGCATTAAAGTATTGCTTTACAAATTCAATACTATAATAATTACCACCAGTATAAAGGTCAGTAGAAACAGCATCAACAAAATAACCAAGATCTCTTTTACATTTAGATTCTACATTCGGTACATCATTTAAGTCACAAATAAATTGATTATAAGTATTCGTCCAAGCGACACCAACAATCTCACTCTTATTCTTTAGTACCAATCTTGTGGCATCCTTAAAACGATAACTCAAATCACTTAATGGATCATCTGGATATACAAAGTTAGAATAAGAAAGTGCGATTCCAACCAAAGATTTATCTAAAATCTCTTTTCTATTCGCATCAATACGATCAGCGGCATCAAGATATCTTCCGGGAGCAGTATCAATAATCTCAAAGATAGGTTCTTTTTTACCATCTTTAGTATCAGGATATATTAAAATGTTAGCAGGAAGAGTTGGAGTTCCTGGACGAGTTGCTGTGTTGATTGCGTTGTTTAGAATACCAATTAAATTATCTATTGTGGTCTTAACATTAGAACAAGAATCTTCGGTATTATTTGATCCGGTTAGTGAATCGGGAATTAGAGTGAAATCTTTTTTGTTTAGTTGATTATTAATCGCAAGTTTTGAGTAATTTCTAACAGAAGTAAATGCGGTGATTGATTGAGTCTCTTCGCCCACTAATCCATTTGAAATCGGATTTCCAGAAGAATCAAAATATGCGTTTGCCGCTGCGAAAATATTCGCATTAGTATTAAATTTAAGATCATTCGCCACGGCATCTACGATATAACCAATATCCCGACTACACTTATTCTCTCCAGTAAGGAAAATACCGGGATTTGCCGTAGGAAGATTTGAGGTGCTTCCGGAACCAATTGTAGTCGTAACAATACCCACCAACGTATCTATTGTGTTCTGAACGTTCGTACAGGAATTTGGACTTGTATTTGGAAGATTTCCACCAGGTCCATTATATAATGCTGGTCCCGTACTGATTCCAACATCCTTAAAGTTTAATTGATTGGTGATTGCTCCCTTCATCAAATCTCTTGCCGCAGTAAAAGCGTAAACAGATTGAGATTCTTCTCCCACTAATCCATTCGTAATAGCGACACCAACGGCATTAAAATATTGTTTGGTAAAGTCTCTGGAATACTTATTTCCTCCCAAGAAAACATCAGTTGAGACGGCATCCACAAAGTATCCCAGGTCTCTCATACACTTGGATGAACCAGGAGTAGGAGTGAAGACTCCTTTATTTTCAGCGAAAGTGGTTAAAAATCCAATATTAGATGTTCCAATTACATTTGTAACAATACCAACTAAAGTATTGATTTGATGCTGAACTCCATCACAGGAGGTTGGATTTGTGTTAGATACCGGACCATTTAGCGGATTAGGATCTGGTGTAATTGTAAGATCACTATAAGCGGCGCCAACAAGAGTATTGGTGATTGCCTTTTTCATTAACTCTCTGGTTGAAGTAAATCCAACCAAGGCACCATTTATTTCTTCTACATCATTAATACCGTTTGTAATTGGAACACCAACAGAATTAAAATAATGTTTTGTAAAATCTCTTGAGTAACGATTTCCTCCGGTGAATATATCGGTAGAAATCGCATCCACAAAGTATCCCAAATCTCTTTTACATTTTGTTTCGGTGGAAGAGAGTGTGGGATATTGATTGATGATTGCGGTCCAGGCAATACCAACTATTACAGATTTATTTAATTGAATTAACCGATAAGAATCAAAATATTGAGATCTTTCATTAGTTTGAGTATCACCCGGAAAATAAAAATCAGGATATCCAATCGCAATAGATGCTAATGATTTATCTACAATTTCTTCCTTATTTTTCTGAATCAGTCTATATGAATCCTTATATCTTGAGTATGCCGTGGTTTGATTGTCACCGGGGAAATAAAAGTCCGGATGATCTATGGCAATAGAAGCAAGAGATTTATCTACGATTTCTTGCTTATTCAAAACAATCATATTTGCCGCATCCTGATATCTCCCGAGATTTGTAAAGTTCGGGGAAGAATTACAGGTAAAGGCAAGTCCAGTAATTTCTACACTCATTCCTTTTTTGAATTTGTGTGGGAAATCTGTATCAATTTGAACTACTCCGGTTATATTATTATAATCAGCATCAGTTACATTAAATGTAGGAGTATTAACATTTACTTCAAATATAAAATCACTAGGTTGAATTGTAGATGTTAATATTCCTGTATATTTTAATGGTCCTACTCCATTCGCAACTAATGCCTGGTTGCCGAAAGAAGAGTTGCTGTTGGTTAGGTCACAAGATCCTCCGGTATCACAATACACAGAAGTATCGGAACAAATGGTGAATAGGGACACCAACTGGGCGTATCCTTCATTGGTAATTGAGATTCCTATTCCATTCGCATTATATTGAGTAAAACTATCAAGGACCATCGATTTTATTGGTCCGATAGCATGATTTCCGTTAATTCTTAATCCAATACTGTTTGGAATAAAATTAGTACAGTTCTGGACGTATGTGGATTGATTGATATATTGCTTATTATCTGGATCAAACGCGGCAATCGCAAGTGGATAAGTATTTCCTTCTTTGATAAAGGACATTCCGGTAATATAATTACCTCTTCCCACATAAAACAAATCAGCATCATTTATTGGAGTTACAGTCACTTCTCTTAGACTGTCTCCAACAACACTAACTTGAGGAGGTAATTTTATTGGATTATCTTCTACATAGGTTCCGGCAGTTACACGAATAACTGTTCCGTCTTTAGAATCCGCAACTGCCGCTTTAATGGTTGCTTTCGCATCTCCCGCTCTTAATCCACTATTGCTGTCATTTCCGTCTGGTGTAACCCAAATCAGATTAGATATAGTCGCTCCTGCACCAATACGAATAATGTCCGTTCCAATTCCGGCACGATCTCTTCTAGCGGTTAATTCACCATCATAGGTGTTATATGCTAGTTCGCCAGTTAATAATTGATCGATTGTTGGTCTTTTGCCGGGAACAGCAGACCTTCTAATTCTAATCGGAGTTCCGTCCATCTATTACATTCGGTATTTACCAGAAGAAGACAGTATATACTGCTCGATAGTTATTTATAAACTTTTAAGACGCATTATTTTTTCTTGGACGATAAGAATAAAGATTAGTTGGTAATGGAGGTTTTATCCAATTTTCTATTTTATCAAATCTTTTTTCACTATAAAAATCTTGCTGTACATACCATAGTTTCCAGTGCTCGTGCCCCTTGGATTGATTACAAGAATGGCAAGAGCATACTACATTCGTGGTAGTATCCAATCCACCTTTTGATTGAGGAACTATGTGATCTATTGTAAGATTATCCTCAGACTCACAATAGGCACACTTATGATTCCAACTCTCTTTGATATCTTTTCTCCATATTCGTTTAGCATCCCCAGAACTTGTTACACAAAGATTAAACAGGTACTCTTTAGGCGAATGGAGAGGTCCCATAAGTTACTGCGACTTATGATTATTTAGAGTTATTGAGATGGTTTCTTTTAGACAAATCCAAATATAATGAAGTTGCTCTTGTAGTGTGGTATTATATTTCATTCTTCTTTATTTCTTCCAAAATTATAACCCCAATATATGATATAGAGGTCTATGAGAACATTAAACCAATTGATGTTTTGTATCATTCGTTATTTCCTTTTTATTATTATAGGTCATTTATGAGGTTTTGTAAAGACCTTCTATCAGTACTTTTCCAAACAATATACACCATTCTTTTCAGTAATGGCAGAGCAAGTATCCACAAAATCTCCACAGCACATATAAGTGATTTTACCAAAGTTGCGAATATTTCCAGAATGTATGTGCCCACAAATTACACCAGAATATTTCTTATCTCTTTGAGCACAATAAGAAGCAATATCGGTCTCATATTGATTGATATAATTCTTTCCTCTTACCGTATTCTTGAGGAAATATACCAAAGAGAACCGAAAGAACCTTTCCAACCAAATACTCAAAGGTGTGATAAACTCATAACCTTTATTAAAGATGAGTTGCTTCCAAGAACCAGAAGAATACTCCGAATACTTATCTCCGTGAATACAAAGAAACTTATTTCCCTTTGAGTCCTTATGAACATATGCATCAACCATCTTAAAGTTCTTGTGCTCAAAGTCACAATACCTTCGTAGCATACCTTCGTGATTTCCAAGAATATAAACAATCTCGGTTCCTTTCTTTGCGAGATTGAGTATTTGATGAACGCATTCGGTATGTTCTTTGGTCCAACGAGTGTTATATCTTTCCATACAATGAATATCAATAACATCACCAACTAAAACTAATTTCTTGGTCTTAAGTTCTTTTAGAAATTTAAGAAACTTTTCAGTATTACATCGTGGGGTTCCTAGGTGAATATCACTGATAAAAGTTGCGTCGTACATAAAAAGTTGTGGTTTTATCTTATATATTATAGCAGAGACATTAGAAAGAGGAACACTCCGAATGCTATGAAGGCTGCGAGGATTGTTAGCATTTTAGTTCTTATAAAGGTCTTCTAGTCTTTCTTTGGTGAGGTCAACATATAAGAGTTCATCACCTTCTTTTGGTGCTTCTGGATGTTGAGGTTTTCTTGGAGTTCTCATTTCCTCATTGATGGATTGGATGTTTCCCCACATCATCGCAAAGGCACCTCCTGCGATGACTGCGAAGAATGTGAAGTATAGGAGAGGGAGTAGGGGGTTCATGGGGTTTTATGTGTTTGTAGGTATTTAATCATAGTCTCAAGGATTTGTATATTATCACCAACAAGACCAAGTGCAGTATTGCAGTTGTTACAAAGAACACCACGAACTTTATTTGAAGAATGGCAGTGGTCTATACACTTCTTATCCAAAACCTTATCACATATCTGGCAGTTCTCATTTTTCATCAAGTCATTATATTGGTCTTCTGTAAATTTAAACTTTCTACGCATAAACTCGTGTGGTTTATAATATTGTTTTCTATTTTTTGTTGCACATTTTTTACATCTTGGTTGCAATCCAACATTACCAGAATTAAAAGTTCTTTTATGAAATGCACTATCTGGCAATTCAAGTTTACAATCGTTGCACGTTTTCATATTTGTAATGCGTATTTTCTATACTTATTTATACAAAAAAAAGGAACTCCGAAGAGTTCCCCTTATTATATCAACCGATAGAAGGAGCAGTTAGAGCAACCGAAGTTGTTTCTGCTGCTGCCAGATCTAAAGGAAAGTTCGCTTAACCCGTAAATTTACCATCCTTACGGAGCAGACTATATCATCAACCTATTTCATTAGGTTGTCGGACGCTAATGGTGTATTACATAGGGCGCTCCCTAAACCACCTAGTCGTTGAACCTTCCTCAAAAGTTCGTTTGAGGCTTGGCTGCTGATTGCCCTTATATTTTGGAGGGGTTCCAGCAATTCATCCGATTTACATCTATCAATTACTTGATAGAGCCACCACTTTCTAATGGGCGTTACGTTCATGCCGTTTTTGTTATCGTAAGAACTCTTTATTTCTTACTTCTTACTGTCGCCAGTAAGACCAGACTATCTCTTCATCCGTTCTGGATGCTGGGCATTCGTGGGTAGATTATTGTTGGAACTCACTACCTAGTCGTTAGACCTGCCGAAGAACCTATGTCCTCTTCGGATTGGTACGGGATTGTCTACTTGAGAGTTTCCCCGTTTAACCCAGTTTCGTCAAGGAATATTCCTATTCCAGGGTGACTACATTTCAGAAATCACTTCCATACCAAGTCCAGCACGATTTAAAATGTCAGCCCAAGTAGGAATTACTCGGTTTTGACTATCAATAAGAGACTGGTTAAAATTAAAACCGTTGCACTAGATCCATAAGTTTACCATACTTGTGGAGTGGACTATATCTTCATCCCAGTAGGATGTCGGACGCTTATTCCTGTTATTAAGGGAACTATATCCCTCAGGTAGTCTCTGAACCTTTCTTGAGTGTACTCAAGACTTGGATGCTGATTGCCCTTTTATTTTGGAGGGTTTCCAGCAATTCATCCGATGTTTGCCGTTAAATTGCTTTAACGGAACCCCAATTGAGGTTAAATGCCATCGTGGATACACCAAGAGCGGTGAACCAGATGCCCACAACGGGCCAGGCAGCCAGGAAGAAGTGTAACGAACGGGAGTTATTAAAGGAAGCATATTGGAAAATAAGGCGACCAAAATACCCGTGAGCAGCAACGATGTTGTATGTCTCTTCTTCTTGTCCGAACTTATATCCATAATTCTGTGACTCGGTTTCAGTGGTCTCACGAACTAGTGAAGAAGTCACTAGCGAACCGTGCATAGCACTGAAGAGTGAACCACCGAAGACACCAGCAACTCCAAGCATATGGAATGGGTGCATAAGGATATTATGTTCTGCCTGGAAGACTAGCATGTAATTAAACGTACCAGAAATACCAAGGGGCATAGCGTCAGAGAAAGAACCTTGACCGAAAGGATACACAAGGAATACAGCACTCGCAGCAGCAACAGGTGCAGAGTAAGCAACCATAATCCAGGGACGCATACCTAAACGATAGGAGAGTTCCCATTCACGACCCATGTAGCAATAGATGCCGATAAGGAAGTGAAATACAACAAGTTGAAATGGACCTCCATTATACAACCATTCGTCAAGACTCGCTGCTTCCCAGATAGGATAGAAGTGAAGTCCGATAGCATTTGAACTTGGAACAACAGCACCAGAGATGATGTTGTTTCCGTACATAAGAGAACCAGCAACTGGTTCACGAATCCCGTCGCTACATCTAACAAACAACCATATCTTTTGACTTAGGTTGCTTCTGTTGACGAATTTGATTTGCTCGTTTTGCGTTTTCTACTCTTCCACCGTTTTCTACCCACTCTTTCCAAGTTTGTAGGTAAGAAATAGATTCGGTTATTCTCTCTGCTCTTCTTACTCCCATATAAGGAAGTATTTTTTGTAGAATGAATAATACCTTTTCTTTTTCTCCGATGTGAAGTGTATAAACTTGTTTTCCTGTTACGGTCTTTCTTGATGGTGAAAAATAAGATTTATCTAAAAGTTTACTCAACCTTTGGATAATATCTTCATCCACCATAGAAATTTTGATAAAAGGTGCTGGTGGAGTATTAGAAACTTCATAACGGTCTTTGGAACGATTATCTATTCCAAAGTATCCTTCACCTTCTAATAATCCAGCAATCCAAGCAATATCAGTCTCGGTTATGTTTAACATTTTGTTTTTGCTTCTACTGTACTATTTATACAGCATTAGCAAGAAAAAGTCAACAGTAGATGTGTGGACTATATCTTCACCCTTCATTTTTATTGAAGGGGCTGGGCACTTAAACCTGTTATTAAGGGAACTATATCCCTCAGGTAGTCTCTGAACCTTTCTTGAGTGTACTCAAGACTTGGCTGCTGATTGCCTTTCGGTTTCCAGCAATTCACCCAGTTTCGTCAATACTCTTACGAGTAAGGGACACCGATTAGTTAATGTCTACGGGAGGCGCTCCAACAAACGCAATAATGAAGCAAGTAGTTGCAGCGAGCAACGTTGGAATCATAAGAACGCCGAACCAACCAACATAAAGGCGGTTGTTCGTGGAAGTAACCCAGGAACAGAAATCGTTCCAGAGATTATTAGTATTAGAACGTGTAGCAATTGTAGCAGTCATTTGTTAAAAAGGGGGTAAGTATGAGTTCGGGGGACGAACTTATTAGTAACTATATTCCACGACACCCTCAGTCGTGGATATGAGGGATGCTTTACTTCTCTTGATCCCGGTTTGAGAAGACACGGTTCTCAGAATTGTCACATTCCTTAACCCCGTGTATGTATATATCATACCATTGTTAGGAAATCCTGTCAATAGGTCCAATTACCTAGGTGGCACATTATAAATAAAGGGTTTTTAATAAATATAAGTGTAATAAAAACATCTCATCTCCGTGCCAAAATCACCGAATAAAGGTAAGAAAGGTTCTACTGGAGGAAAGCGTCCCAAACAAAATCAGGGAAATGCGGCCGCTAAAAAAGCAAAGAATGGCGGCAAGAAGAAGTGAGGAATTATGCCACGCGAATTCAACACTCCTCATAGAAAAGATTGGAACGCACCGATACATAACATTCTCAAAGCAATAGATAATCATACTCAAGAATACTTTAAAAGTGGCGATACTTGGCATCTACAAAAAGCACAAATACTCCGTGAGTATGTTGCGGAATTAAAAACTTGGATACATAAAACAGAAAAAGAAAACTTATGACTGACCCAGTATGGAGCGTAAATATTTTAATCGCACTAGGATTACTTGGTGCTGCCTGGATGATTTACTATATACTCACACAAGACGATAGAGAAAATGTACCAATACAAGATCAAAAAGATCAACAGGATCATTGATGGTGACACGATAGATGTCGCAATTGATGTAGGTTTTCATATTACAATCAATCAAAGAGTTCGTCTCAAAGGTATTGATGCTGCCGAAACAAGAACCAAAGACCTTACAGAAAAAACAGAAGGTCTCCTGGCAAAAGAGTGGTTGGAGAAAGAACTTTCCAAACCCGGTGAATGGATTATTGAAACCACCAAGGATGATAAGTATGGAAGAATACTTGGAACCTTATACTTAGTTGGAGAACCAGTCACCGTGAATGAGAGAATGATAAATGATGGAATCGCAAGACCTTATATGTAATTACTTAGATAACACTAAGACACCTATTATAATACTTTTTACGATCTTCTAATCCGCGATAACCACCATTCACTTTTCTGGTTACATCTTCTACGGATGGATTACGATCACATAAGGCATTCATATTATTATTATGCCACCAAAAACCGGCGGAAGTAGCAGGATACTTGGAAGAAACATAATCTACTCCATTCATAATCTTTGGATCATTCATATACTTGGAGAATGATGCGTAGTTTGCTCTGCCCGTAAGTTGAATAAATCCGGCGCCTTTGTACTTTTTCCCATCACCCGGTTGAGTATTTCCTATATCTCTTCTTCCCTCATAAGCATCACCAGAAGCAAGTTCTTTCATCCATTTTCCGGCACCAGATTCGTGTGAGATTTGAGAGATAAAATGTCTCATTCGGGACTGGGTATTAATCTTAAAAAGATTGAGACAACTATTCAAGTCATTAATTACGGCGTCCGTGATTGAGTTTTCGTTTGATCCCCAAATAGAAGCAAGTTGTTTCTTGGTGATGAGTAACTTAACTTCTGGTTGTTTGCGATATAATTTCTCAAACTCTTCTAAAACATATGGAAGAGTATTTTCTTGTAGATACTCAAATGCTTCTATTTGTTCTTTGGTTCCCTTAAAATGTTTGGCAGCGTCTGTGAATTTGATAGACATAATTAACTCTCCTGATAAACAACTTTGAATTTTCTTTTGGTGGACTCTTACTTAGGGTAGAAAGATGCGACCCCATCCGGTTCCAACTCCATCAGCAGTCCATCTTTTTTCTAGTTCCATTCTTCTATAAACCACTTGTTTGCCTTCAGTAACAGGACCAGTATACCCCCGCACCAGACTTCCGTATGGGTCGTGGAAAATATAATCTCCTTTATCAGTCTTACCAATACAGCAAATCATATGACCCGAGTTTCTAGTGGGCATATGAGTTGGACCACGATGAAGAATACCTAAAACAAGCGGTCTCCCGGCGGCAAGTTCACGATCCAAATCAGAAAAATTAAGATTCTTATGGAATACAGAATTTAGTCCATATCCTTGTAATACCCTTGTTTGTACTGAGTGATCTGTGGATTTACCAATAGCAAGAACTTTTTTTAAATATGCGTCATCACCTTTTGGTCCAGAAGGAAGAGAACCTGGTTTCAGGAACTTAAGAACCATCGCACAAGAAGAAGAATTACAAGTGCTATCGGGAAGTGTGTAATTATCTGTTTGTGGATAAAACGGAACATTCAACAAAATACCAGATGGTGGTGTAGGAGCACTTGGATTTTTATAAAGACGCACCCAATTCGCATTATCTTGAAGAAGTTCAGGTGCCTTCTGTTCTAATACTCTTACAAGGTCATCAACCGCAGCACGATGTCTTGGAAGTGTATGATCGTAATATCTAAAAAAGTTTTGTAGATCTATTTTCATTTCAATAAAAAAACTCCTCCCTATATTTAGGAGGAGTACATTGATGCTTTAATTATAATCGCAGATACGCATAATACGATGAAAATATCCGCAATTAACATTTTAGTAAGTTTGTAAGGTTGTTAAGAGTATAATATACTAAAAAACTCCTGGAAGTATTTGCCTGGCGGTAAGATAAGTACCAACGGCAATTACAAATCCCAACATCGCAAGTCTTCCGTTAAGAATTTCTGCCTCGGGGGTAAATCCAAATTTCATAATTTTTTTATTAAGAACTATAACAATATTATATATGAGAAGACGGGTCTTGTCAAGGGTCTTAAGTCAGCATCCTCTAACTTTATGACGGGTTTGTAATTCTTCCAAGATATGGATCATAATTCATCAAGTCATCGATTGTCATATCAGAACCCTGGGTTTCCCAGAACTGAAAAAGACCATCACGACTTTGACGATGAAAAACATCAATGTGCTCTGGATGTATAGTGGACCCCAACTCTATCTTATAAAGAAATAAAGGAATTGAGAAAGTATTTCCAGAATTATAAATCAAATCATCCGCCACTGCTCTGGGTTTGACACCCTGATCGAGTTTATACTTATCACCACGACAATGAAGATCAATTAGTTTTTTTGCGTGATGGCGAGTAATGATATATGCCGCTGTTGAAAAATCATTCACAAATCTCTTATGAAGTTTTACATGTAAATCACCAGTACAAATAATCGCAAGTTGAATTACATCATAGTCATAAGGAACTTTAGCAACAAAATCACTCCAAGTAAAGTTCCAGAATTTTGCTGTCTGTAAATCTACATCATCCTCCATAATGACCGCATATGGACTTTCGGAGGTTTCCACCCAGTGTTTGAGTGCCCTAAGATGAGAAGTGGTACATCCAATCTCACCGGTAGTCATATTATCCGGATACTTTCCCTTGATAATTTCACTCAGGTCATCTTCTCTTCCGTCATAGGCAGAAATACGAGTATAGTTTTCAATCTCCCAGTACTTAAACTGCTGCTCCATATATTCACTTCTTTCTGGTTGCCCATCAAGATTTAGGTAATATATCGGTCCGATATTTTTAAATTTGTATGCTGCCTTATTTTTATCCATCAGATTGTAGTCCACCTTTCCGGTATTAAGTCTTTTGTATTCTTATCAGAATTATTTACACCGAACCACCTCACAGGAGCCACAACATTATCAGAACCAGATAACCATGCACCCCACCAGGAGTATGATGAATTGGCAATAATGTGTTGCTTACAAAGACTCATTAAACACAAATCAACATATTGATCTCCAGATTCAGAAATCATAAAACGATCACCAGAAAATAGTTCTTGTTCTTTACACCATTCGGGATCATCAGAGAATACAAAAACTGAAGAAGTATCATAAAATTTGTTAAGTGCTTGCTCGTAGTAATCCAGACCCAGTATCGTATGATTTGGATTTGTAAGGTAATCAGTTCTACGAACATGAAGAGAAATTACCTCTCCAATTGAACCAACCATTTCCTTACAAGGTTCTAGGATCTCATCCTTGAATGAAAAATCTGCACGAATTTCATCTTCAATATGTTTGAAATATTTTTCAGATTGAAAATATCCTGCAAGACTTATTTCATCGGGACACATATTAAAAAGAATTTCGTCAAAGTGAAAATGCTTTTCTTCTGCTACCGGAGCATATCCACGGTCAAGGAGTTTGATATTGCGAGGACTTACACCACTCATCTTAAATGGATAGAACAATTCAATCTTCATATCAAATCCATAAGGATCTTTAATTACTTGATTGTGATTAGGAATACAATAGTCACATCCACGATTCCTTGCAATTCCTTTCAGGGAAGCATACTGAAACATTTGATTTCCAAGTCTTCCAAGTTGCCCCAAATAATTAAATGCTAACATTTAATTGATTCCTCCGATGTTTTACATAATTTTCTTCTTCGTAATATTTAACAAGAGTTTCTTTATCCCATGTTCTAATTTCATTCCACATATTCATATTATATTGCCACTTTGGATTATGATAATGAGAATTAAATGTTCTCTCATGATTCAAATGATAGCACATATCGTTGACTCTACCAACTTTACATCCCATAACTTGAATCCTATAAAGAAATTCACAATCTTCAGGACCCCAAGCCATAAAGTTCTCATTCCACATATAAGAATCAATTTCAGATTGTCTCCGAATCATTTGCCCCAGCCCCATAACGGACGGGCAAATATTACATCCGGGTTGAAGAACGTTCAAATCAAATTTAGATTTTAAAAATTTATCAAACATTTCAATAGGAAAATCTACTAACCACTGATAAACACCAACTCCATAGCAATAGACAGCATCAAATCCATATTGGGAGATCATATTATATGCAGTATGATAACTACTTATTGGTAGAAGATGATCCACATCATAATTATAAACAATTTCAGTTTTTGATTCCAGTAAGAGATCATTTAGTATACGAGTCTTATGAAAGAAACCATCAGGATCATATTCAAAAATATGAGTTAAATTTTCTGGTTTTTTTCCAAACAACTGTGTAATATAAGGAAGTGCCTTTTCTTTAAAGATTGATTGAATATCGTGTTCTTTAACTATAATTTTACATTCCGGAAAATGATAAAGTAAATAACTAATTGAAGTTATGACATTTTTGAGTCTATCTTCAGACTCAATTCTACAAGGCATTAAAAATGTTAAGTTCATGATTCAACTTTAATCCAATTTTTTGGTAATAAATCGTCCATAATATAATAGTTATATCCAGGACCAAACCAGGGGTCGGGTGCAATAATTGGTTGAGTTGGATTTTCGATTAACCAGGCACCCCACCAACTTAAAGTGCTATTTGCAATAATACCACCAGTGCAGAGAGTCATCATACAGAGATCAAAATAAGGAATTAATGCATTTTGTTTTCCATCATTTGTATCAGACTTTTGGGGATATTTTTCTTGGTATTCAGACAACATAAATCTATCAGAAGAGAATAATTCTTGATCTTTACACCATTCAATATCATCAGAAAATACTAATACTGGAGATGATTCATCAAAATGTTTTAGTGCATTTTCATAATATTGAAGAGAGCACAGAGGATGATGCACCTGACTACCAATATAATCACTACGCCTTACGTGTAAGAATATTGGATTTTTTAAATCATCAAATATTTCTTTACATGGAGTTAAAATCTCATCTTTAAATTCAAAATCATTTCTGATTAAATCCTCGATATTTTTAAAATACTTTTCAGTAGTAAAATAATCATGAAGATTTATATTGTCAGGACAATTATCAAAAAATTCTTGACTAAAATGAAAACATCCGGATTGAATACTCTGACCCTGAACATATCCAAAATTTTCTTCTTTTACGGAAGACATTTTAAAACAATCAAATAATCCATAATTGGAATCACCATATCCCTCAAAAGGTGGAATTACCCAGTCATATCCTTTATGCGCAGCAATACCAAGAAGTGCTGCATATTGGAACATTTGATTACCAAGTCTCCCATTTGAACCTAAACGATTATAACCTATTGTCATTATTTTTTTCTCACATATAGGGCATCACCCCAAATACCACCAGACCAATCAGTCTCTACCCTATCCATTTCATATTCAGAAAGAAACTCATCAAGTTCTTCGATATAAGCATTATTCTCATAGACTTCATCTCGGTTTACTTCACAGTAAACATAGTCAATATGTTTCAAAGTTTCAGATCCACCCTTCAAAACTTCTAATTCATACCCCTGAACATCCATATTGATAAAATTAAATCCTTGAGTTTCTTCAGAAAAACTATCAAGTCTTTTCATTTCAACTTCTTCGGTTCCATCAAATTTTACCGTTGGATGATTAGTTAGATGTAATTTTGGTTTAAGAATAGAACTACTCATCTGTTCATTATCACTCAAATACATGGTTACCATTTTTTCTTCATTTCCCAATGCAACTTGATGTCCAGAAATGTTGGCATTAGAGTTTCCAACGTTTTGTTCCAGAATTTTAAAATTGAGATTTAATGGTTCAAAAAGAATAATGTCTTGCACACCACAACTAATATAATCTTCAATCTCTTGTCCCCTATGGGCACCAACATGAATGATACCTTTAACATCCATGCTATACTTGCAAACCATGGTTCTAAAATTTAACAGCATTTTTAAATTACTCCGATTTTAAATAAATTTGGTAAATATAATCTTCATTAATTAAAAGATCTTTTACAATTTCTAGGTTTTCATTTACTGCATCAAGTCTATCATAATACATTTCTGAAGTCAATAGTCCAATATCAAAGTCATCATTTAAAGTAATGATTCCTTTTGGATTAAAAAACTTTCCAATATCTGGTGCTCCATAATAAATTGGAATTGTTCCGGTTGCGAAACAATCTTGAACCTTTTCTGTAAAGTAGGTTTTATAACTTGCATTCTCGATTGCAACCGAGAACATATAGTCTACTAGACCTTCTTCTTTATTTTCAATCTCATTGAATCCACGACCATAAAAATCAACCTTTTCTTGAAATTTTTGTGCCCAGGTTAATCTATGATTATGCCCAGCACACATAGATTTATTAGAACAAATCATAGAGACTAACTTACTCTTCTCATAAAGTTTTGGTTCTGGAATCCAACTTCCTTGAAGAGGAGCAAACTTAAACTTTGGATGAAGATTTACAAGTTCTTGATTGTGAGTGAAAATTGCATCATATGTTCTAGTATAATGCAAATAATTACGCTTTACATCTTCAATAATTTCTGGATAGATATTTGCTGATTCTAATAACCAAGCATACTTTTTAAGACTATCTTCATCATCAAATGCTAGACTAATTGCATGATCCACATAAAATGTTTCGTCTGCACCAGCATCTACCCATTCAATAAACTTAGACTCTTGTTTATAAATTGAGGATGCCTTATTACCATTATCATAATGGTTAAAACCACCACCAACTAAATTATACTGTTTTTTATTTTTCATATATAATAAAGAATTAATGCGAATATGAAAGTTGTATCTTTTTCTTTATGGGGAAATAATCCAAAATATACAATCGGAGCAGTAAAAAACTCGTTACTTAAAAAAAGATTTTTTCCAGAATGGGAAATGAGAGTTTATCACGACAACTCTGTCCCTTCTTATATATTAGAAGAATTAGAAAGCAATAATGCAACTCTTGTAAAAAGAAACAATCAAAATCATTCTAATGCAATGTGGCGATTTAGTCCAGCATCTGAAAAAAATGTAGAGTGTATGATATCTAGAGACTGCGATTCTCGTTTGTTTGAACGTGATATTGTTGCGGTAGAAGAATGGTTAGCATCTGGTAAGAATTTTCATATTATTAGAGACCACCCTGGAGGACACGCTTGGGAAATCAGTGCTGGAATGTGGGGATGTAGAGAAGGTTTTATTGAAAATATTGACAATAAGATAAGTAATTATATCAAAACCAGTTCTTGGGTAACTGACCGAGCAGTAGATCAAAGATTTCTACAGGAAGTTATCTATCCCCAAGCAATGACAAGTCTTTTTCTTCATGATGAATACTTCAACTACGAAAGAATTGGAACTACAATTAAAAGAGATCGTAGATTAGATGATTTTGCTTTTATTGGAGAACCATTTGATGAAGATGATAATCAATTATCAAATCATCGAGATATGATCATTCAAAGATACTGAATACTTTCCGGAAGAACCTTTTGCTTATAGAATGAAAGATTTTTTTGGTAAATTGATTGATCTTCAAAATGAGAGGTTGCTACTTTTCCTACAGGAAGAGAACAAACTTTAACATGCCTGAGATCTTTTACATGATATCCAAATGCCCAAGCACGATAAGCCATATCACCATCGGCACAATAGTATTGATAATCAGAACTATACATTCCAATCTCTCTAAAAATTTTCTTGCGATAAAGACCGTAATTCATAACAATTTCACCACCAGAATCAGCATTATTGCAAAGACACCAACCCTCCGTATGATCTCTACCCTTTAACCAATTAGGATCTTTAGTATCCTCAAAAGTCCCATACTTCCAATTAAACAAATAAAAATCATGATCTGATTCAATTTCAGAAAATACCTCAGACCACTTATTACAAAGAATTACATCGTCATTCCACTGACAGACAATATCATGTTTGGATTCTTTAATCGCAAGATTCATAAAATGTGGATATGGACTTCTCCCACCGACTTCAATTAACCTAATTTGTGGGTGATTTAATTTGTTAACATAATCAATAGTGCCGTCCGTGCTCCCACCATCAACTAATACTAATTCAATCCTTTCATCAGACATAATAGTATTCTCAATTAATCTTGGCAGCATTACAGATCTATTGAGAGTGCCAGTAATAATGCTAATCATTTTTTTATATAAGTAAATTTAATCAATTCCAATAACATTATTTAGTCCTTTGGAATGAATTGATTCTGGATAATTTCTAACATACTTATGCAAATGAATCTTTGGTTTATTCATCTTATAAGAGTTAATTAAATCTAAAAATCCTGTTTGCATTGTATGAATTTCTTCAGCATTCTCCAACAATTTGATATAATCAAACATTAAAAATTGAGAATCATTTCGAATAATTTTATAGTCTTGTCCGACTTTTCTCATATCAATTTCATATCCTCGTTCAGGAGCATCCATATAAAAAATATATTTTTCATCATTTGGATTCAAAGTTTTACAAACTAAATCCTCTCTCTCTTCATCACGTTGAAAATAATATTCATCAAATCTTATTTGAAAATCAAGATCAATCATTTCATAAAATGCTTGATCGAAAGTCATTCTATCTAAATAAAAATCCAATCTTTCGAATCCAGTTCGTATTAAACTATTATGAAGATTGTTTCTTTGAATAAAATTGACTATTTCAGGTTCTGTAGCAAAGTCAAATATTTCGAGATTATCGATATCCCTATACATATACTCAATATTTTTTCTATAATGAGTATAACAAAATAATACGATATTATTATTTTTTTTACAAAAATGTCTTACCATACCATTACAAATAATATGATCGCCAAGACCAAGGTGATGATGAATATATTTCATTTTAATGTTTTTTCAAATTCTAAAATTTTAGATTCCAGTAATTAAAATCTATAAGATCACTATCATATTTTTTATTTTTTTGATCTTCAATTTGAGATTTTAAATAATCTTCATCGAATAATTGTTTGTAATTATCTAGTATGACTATCGGAAGTTGCGAATAAAGTTTGCTATAAATTGCATACTCATCTCTTTGAGGAGGAATATGAAAAGATTCTCCGGGAAATGCTGTACTTATTCTAATGGTTTTTGATGAATTTGCATTAATTGTAATTGGAATCCTTTTACAGTACAAAACTTCCCAAATTCTATGAGTATCTAAACCATTACCAATGGGGCAAAAGGTAGATTCATGATCCAAAATTTTAGATATATAACTATCATATTGATCAGGATATTCTGATATACTATTTGGAGCACAATCTTCATGATCAATATGTGGAATGGAGATGCAAAGGTTCATTATAAACGACCTGTATCCTAAGTTACTAGTTGCACTAAAATTGGAATATATGAATTTACTAGGAATTGTATTGTTATTTAAATAGACATCAGTAAGTTTTTTTGAGGAATATTTTCCATCTTCATATGATGCATCAGATGATATTGAAAACTGATTTAGTATATGATGCTGAAAAGAATTTCGCAATCCTATTGGTATAGGGATAATATTATCACTAACAGTTAGTGCATTTTGAGCAAAGTGATATTTTACATTTTTTGGAAGATCCTTACCAAAATTTGGATGATCGCAACTACCAGTAATTAGTATAACTTCGTGATTTAATGAATTAATTTTTGATAATACTTCACTTACATGCTCACTATGAGAATAAAATATGGTCTTCTCATTATGCAAAGTTGCAAACTTAACAGAAGATATTGTTTCCATACTATTCAAATTCCTTTATACAACTTTACAGAATCTTCCCTTAGAGATTTATTCTGAGCAATTGCATTATCAACAAGAAAATTAATTGCCTGTACCAAACGGGGGCGTTTTACCTTGAAGCAAATATCAATCTTACGCTTTAGGTCAGCAACTTCAGCATCAGTCTTTGCCTCTTGAATTGCATCTTCCAACATCCACATACGTGTATGAAGAATTGAAAGTTTTTCAACAACTTCTCCCAGATTGTCAGTTTCAATATACTCTACATCAGGAAGTTCCCTGCGCGAAAGAACTTCATCTATAGTTTCCTTGATGCACTCGTCAATCAGATTTCCAAACTTATTCATTAGATTTCTCCTACAATTTTTGCAAGTAGTTTCATATCATTATTAGATACAAATTGGTTATTGCCAATATACACACCATTTTCGTGAATTAAATCGGCATTAAAGTTTTTTTGTTTTCCAGTAATGAAATATTCCTTAAGATAAGGTTGTTTCAACAGATTACCTCCAACAACTGGACGATATTCAATTTTATATTTTTCAAAAAGTTGAATCAGTTTTTCTTTTATCTCCTTAGTTTTGCAAATAAAGGGGAAACAAAAACAACTGTTACCACTATTATACACTACTGAATAAAAATTGTCATTGGCATTTAAAATTTCAACAAACTTGCCATAAGTCTTTCTACGATTTTGAATGAACTCATCTAACCTCTTCAACTGAGATAGTCCAAGAACTGCACCAAACTCCGTGTTCCTAAAGTTATACCCATCACTCACAAATAAAAATGATTTCTGTATATCAGGATTCTGTTGAACATATTCATCAAATCTATCAGAAACTCTAGCAAGACCATGAGATCTCTTAAGTTTCATTAGATCATAAAGTTCTTTATTATTGGTACAAACCATTCCACCTTCTACAGTGGACATATGATGTCCAAAGTAAAAACTAAAAGTAGAACCTAAACTATTTTTACCAACACGTTCGCCACTAGCACCTAAACATCCATGAGATTCGCAAACATCATCAATAAAAAGAGCATTTGGAAGGATTTTTTTATATTCTTCAACTTTAGCTGGAATACCTAATAGATGAGTTACAAATACAACTTTAATATCTGGAATATTTTTAGCAATAATCTTTAAGTTTGCAATATCAAAACTATAATCATCCAAACCAATATCACAAAAAATAGGAGTCAGTCCCAACTGAATGATTGGATTGATATTTGTAACCCACGTACATGCAGGAACTAGAACTTTATCTCCTAGTTGTAAATTATATTTTTCTATGATTGTAGCAATCAAAAGAAAATTTGCAGTACTGCCAGAAGTTACAAATAATGAGTAGTCACATCCCAACCATTCAGACCAAGATTTTTCAAATTCTTCTACTTTTCGACCTTGAGTGAATTTATCAGAGGTTAAAACAAACTTTGCTAATTTGATTCTATCCATAAATGAGATAGAATTTTTCATCAATGGCCACTTAAACTCTGACATAATTGCTCCTATTTTTTAAGAACCAACCGATTGTAATTTTAAGACCATCTTCAAGAGAAGTAGATGCTTTCCATCCAAGAGAATTCATTTTAGAAGTATCCAATGCTCTTCTAGGAGTTCCATTTGGTTTCGTAATATCCCAAATTAATTCTCCATCATATCCAACTTGTCCAGAAATCAATTCAGAAAGTTCTTTAATACTCACTTCACGGTTTGGTCCAATATTAATAACCTCCGGATCGGAATAATTATTCATCAAGAAAATTAAACCATCGGCAAGATCGTCAGAGAACAAAAATTCCCTAGTAGGACTTCCATCACCAAAGCAAGTAACGTTAGGAAGATTCTTATCCTTTGCGGATACAAACTTATTAATGAAACTTGGAATTACGTGACATTGTTCGAGAATAAAATTATCATTTATTCCATAAAGATTATTAGGCATAACTGAAACAGTTGAAAATCCATACTGTTCCGTATATTTTTTACACATCATATACCCAGCAATCTTTGCCAATGAATATGAGATATTGGTTTCCTCTAAAGGACCTGTCATCAAATATTCTTCTTTAATTGGCACAGGTGCTAATTTTGGATAAATGCAGGCAGAACCAAGAAATAGAAGTTTTTTGCAACCATTGCGATAAGCACTATCAATTACATTAGTTTGAATCTGCAAATTTTCACGAATAAAATCTGCAGGCACTTGCTTATTATATCCAATACCACCTACTTTAGCAGCTCCCAAAAAGACATACTCAGGTCTTTCTTCCACAAAAAACTCATCTACATCTTTTTGGATCCGAAGATCTAATTGAATTCTATTTCTAATTACAATATTTTTACAACCTTGTTTTTCTAATTGTCGAATAATTGCGGACCCAACTAATCCACGATGTCCGGCCACAAAAATTTTACTATCCTTATCCATAAATGTACTAAACATAACAATTTGTGAAATCTATTTGACCATTTCTGGTTGCCCAGATAGGAAACTCACTCCCATAAGTGTTCCATACTCTTGCCTGATCGGGTCCGACAGGCAATCCTTGAAGACCATTTTTTTGCCATATTTCTTCATAAGTATCATCCTCATAAAAAGTAAAGTCATATCTTTCGGCAAAGTTTTTAACTAGAAGAGATAGAATTGATTGATCGTGCCTGTTCTCCCTAAAGATTGGATCATTCTGAAGTTCTGAAGGACTATCATCGAGGTAATGTCCATTTTCTTCTACGCAAATATCTTTCCACTTGCCAACAAGTTCTCTGGTTATTGGAGTATTCTTCAAAAGAAAAATACCGGAAATGATTTGCCTAGTCATTAGATACTCATCATTTTCTGCCATAATTCTACGATATGTATCCATCTTAGTCCACTGACATTCTGGAAGATCCAATGAAAAGAACAGTCCATTTGTATTCAGAGATTCTTGATAATATTGCTCTAGTTTAGAAAGTCCATTCTTATTTAATTCGCATCCAGAATCCACAAAAAGAAGAACATCATCTTCTTCAATTTCATTGAGTGCCGTTTCTACAAAGTATGGTTTACAGGCATAGTACCCATAAAACTTTCCTGGCACACCAATACGTTCTTGCATCATGTGCTGAACACTATTGTCCCAAAAAGAATTATTCTTTAAATCATCTTCACCATATTCTTTAATGGAAGAAAATACTTCAAAGTTTTCTGCTTGTTTGCGAATTCGCTTCTTACCTGGAGAAAAATTATTATCTCCAAAATAAGTTAGATGTAAATTCATTTAATTAATTTCATTTGTTATGTTATACCAAATAAAAGAAGTTTATGCAACTTCTCTTTGAGAGGTCTTCGACTCCACCAGTTCTGTTATAGACCTTCCGTGTCTTCATCATCGTCCTTAATGTAAGAAGGAACATTATCAGGATCTAACCAGCAGGTGTAAGAAAAATCTTCCATAGCGGTCATAAGTTGCATTTCATTATCCAGAAGATACATATCCCGATATCGTCCGGTATAAGAATCTACTTTCTGAATGCGACAATCGGGTTTTCCATTAATTTCAAGAGTTCCGACCTGAACATAACGATATGGAAAACGCTCAAGAAGAACTGTGGGTTTCCGGGAAACTTTCATCCGGCAACCTCTACAGATTTGAGATCTTGGTCCAGATAATCCATCAACATTTCATAATCATCAAGAGGATCTCCAGAAAAAATCATACCCTCATTTTCATAAAAACGACGAACTTTTTTATAAAGTTTTGGATTTTTTACATCAAGGTAAAAGTCACCATTAGAAGCACCACGAAGAGTGCCAACATCTTTCTTGAATTTTTGAATCAGAGACATTGTTCTGTTTTGTTTACCTCACTATTATAGTGTATTTAATTTTCTGTGTCAAGTGTGCCAGTCATAAAACTGGCAATCGGAGTATTCAGATTTGAACTGAAATTATTCCGCTTCCCAAAAGCGGTGCCATGACCAAGTTAGGCGATACTCCGGTGTCAATCGTCTTCGTTCTCATCCTCGTATTTAGAAGGTTCCTCAAAGAGTTCTTCCATCTTGAGTTTTTGAATGCGACCATAAAGTTCATTATAGTCGTCATCTGGCATTTCGTCAAAACTTACAACCATCAGTTAATCTCCTTTCATTTCATAGGACCCAATGTCTTATCAACCATATGGAATGTATAATACCAAAAACAAACAAGGAACCAATAATTCCACTAATCCATCCAACACGAATTTCGTGATTTTTTATGGATTCATTTATCATTGACTGAATTTCATTTTTATCCATTCATAAAATCCTCATATGTCCTTAAGATTTCTCTATCAATATCATCTAAACTTTCATAAGAAGATTTCCAATCAGACTTAATTAATCTATCAATAAATTGATACACTTTAGTTGTTAGAGAAATATTCATACGAACAAAGGAACTTAAAAAAAATTGTCTTTTTTGCCAATTTTTATCCTTGATGTTCTCCATTTAGATATTTTGATAATGGATCTTTTTTAGTTTTTATAATTTCACAAGCTCTTTTATAGAACATATTATCAATATTACCAGATTCTTCAAATGTTTGTTTAATTTTTACCCAATTGTTATAGGTATGATCGTCCATTTAAATTTATAATTAATAATAATAATTTATCTTAAAGACAATATTGACTTTAATTTTTATGTGTGGATTTTATGACATAAAATATTCAACGAATCTCAAAATCTAAACGCCTAACTTTACGCTGGCGTCTTTCTTCTTGCCACATTAAATCCTCATTACGAAGAACATTACTTGTGGTTTTTTGAGTTTGATTATTCAGCATTACTATCATTGACAAATCAAGAGCAGTAATTTTAGCATTACGAATAATGGTTGCCATATTAGAGCAACCACAAGAAACTGATTTTGCGGCATTTCCTTCTATCTCTTTTTCACAAGAGCGACATCTAATTCTTAAGTTTTCCATTTGTCATTATAAGTTAATTTTATTCGGTAAATGAACGCAGCATCCAAACAAACTTACCATGTGCTTCGTTTAAATCATCAGCAAGATTAACAGTTCCTCTTGACTTTTGTGCGTCTGCTTCTTCGGCAACTTCACCTAACATATCTATAATTTTTTTATGACCCTCAAGTAGATCTTTAATCATTTCCATTTCAGAAATATTAGTTTTTGCTTCCTCAACACCAGACACTTCTACAACTCTAGACAAAGAACTAATTGGTTTGATTCCCAAAAATCTCATATGTTCTGATATACGATCAACTTCTTCCTGAAGTTCTTCATACTGTTCTCTAAACAAATCGTGAATTTGTTTAAAGTCGGATCCCACAACGTGCCAATGATAGACCCAGGTTTTTTGAAATAACAAAAAAAGTGATGCTTGCGTATCACTTATAAGTTTATACAGTTTTTCCATTATACTAAATGTTTTAAGTATTTATTTAGGAACCACTTATCATATAAAAATAAATCCCCTATAAGTATAACTCATAAGGGATGGAAAGTCAAATTAAATATTCAGTATTTACTTACCAATCTGTTTCACAGCAATTCGTGATTTGTTGAGAATGCTTCCAGAGAGTGGAACATATCCCAAATCATCAGCAAGTAATTGTGCCTTACCAGTCAAGGCATAGTTAAGTGCCTTTTGGATGTCTCCAGTCTTGGCACCATTACCATTCTTATAGGCAAGAATCCAAGTCAAAGTAGAAATTGGATAAGCACCAGAGGTAGAAGGATTAGGATTTTCTCCAGCAAGATTGACATCCAATTTAATGGAGTTGAGAGCAAGAGCACCAGATTTTGCCGTGGGAAGAACAAACTGTCCTGACTTATTTTGAAGAGCAGCGACTTGAAGTTTATTTGTTTTTACAAATCCAGTATTCACATAACCAATTGTGCCAGGTGCGGTTTTAATAGTTCCGGCAACACCTTCATTTCCTTTTCCGCCGACACCCACAGGCCACTTGACCGACTTACCTACACCGGGTTTCCAACCACCGAAAGAATCCAGAGAATTAGTGAATGCAAAGGTAGTTCCAGAACCATCAGAACGATGAACTACTTTAATGGGTCCAGCAGAACATCCAAGTTCTTTCCAGTCCTTAATAGTTCCGGAGAATATATTTACCGTTTGTTTTTGAGTGAGTTTTAGAACACAACCGGGTTTGTTATAGGCAATCGCAATTGTTCCACCCACCATAGGAATTTGAACGACACCACGCTTTACTTTAGACGCCTCTTTTGATGAGATAGGTTCATCAGTTGCACCGAAATCAACAGTACCGGCGATATATTGGCGCACACCGGCACCTGATCCGACACTTTGATAATTTACTCTTTCTCCAGTAGAAGATGCATAATCAGCAAACCATCGTTGATAAATTGGCGCCGGGAAGGTGGCACCAGCACCATTTAGAGCAGGTCCGGCAAGTGTTGCGGTAGGAGCAACAATCAGACCAGCAATAATAAGATTTTTGAGTTTCATAAAAATTGAATAACTACAAAGTAAGTCTAATAGAATAAAAGATAAAAGTCCACTAAGATTTGGTTAAGAAAAAAGACCACCCAAAAAATGGATGGTCTCACTCATTTTATGAGTAGTTATCAGAACGTAAACTTAGTCTGAATTACGCCACCCCACTTGGAGGAGTTTTGATAACGTTGATTGTTATCAACATAGAACAGAGCAGGAGTGATACTGATGTTATCGGTGACTTGATACTTATAGAAGATTTCAATCATCGTAGCATCAGATACTCCGGCGGTTTCTGCCGAAGGTGCTTGACCCACAGCAACACCAGCAGAGTTGCCAGCGACAAATACATCAGACCACTGAAGACCAACGAACCACGAATCTGAGTTCGTAGCATCAGTTTTACCAGTAGCACCATTTACAGAGTTATATCCATAACCGGCACTGACTGAAGGAACCCAACCAGATTGTACGGGTTGCCAGTAAGCATTCAGGGCAACCGAGTTTGATTCCTGACCGTCTAGAAGAGTACCATTGGCACCCAGAAGACCGTTGTAGGTGCGAGGACGGGTGTTTTCACCACCATAGCGGTAACCAACAGCAACCCCCCACTGAGGAGCACGATACCCGATTTGAGCGAGCACGTTAAGAGCACCATCAGAATCAAATACACCAGTGTCAGAAAACTCACCCTCCTGGGCGACATAGTTTAGCGAAGCAACGAGACCACCTTTACCCTTTTGAGTAGGTTGTTTCCATTGAGCACCGAAACCAGCACCAGTTGCCTTGTTATAGACACCTGGAGTACCCGCAACAGCGAAGAAGTCAAGGATTTCTGACTTATAGGCAGAAGGAACCCACGACATTTCAGTGTTACGAACCAAAGGACCAGCAGTTAGAGTTACACTCTTACTGACTGGGAATTGATAGTACAAGCGGTCAATAGTTACTTGATCAGTAGTAGATTCTGCCTTATCAAGTTTGAACAGAGAAGAGGAAGAACCAAAAGGATCAGAACTAAAGTTTCCTGAACGGAGACGAGTACGAAGCAAATCCTTACCCGTAAATGAAGTATCAAAATTCAGACGGAGATCATAGTTGAATGCGGTGTTGCCGACGTTTCCACCTTTATTCGTTTCTAGACTAGGAACTCCACCCAACATAAAGTTAACTTCACCTTTGAGTTTGGTTGTGGTAGAAAATTGAGTTGCCTCAAGTTGACCTACCTTTGCATCAAGACCATCTACACGAGCAGTAAGAACTACAAGTTCTGCTTTGAACTCATTCAGCAGACGCTGAAGTTCATCAGTAACCTCTGTTACACGATCCAGGCAAGCATTCAGAAGAGCAGCAGCTTCAAAGCGAGTCATTGACTGACCACCCTTATAGGTTCCGTTAGGATACCCCGCTACACAACCATAACGCTCTACAAGATTGCTGAGTGCTTGATACGCCCAATCAGTAGGACGGACATCTGAGAATTGAGTAATGCTAGTAACTTGTTCTTGAGAAGCATATTGATTTACACCCTCAAGATTCAGTTCAGCAGCAGTTGCGGTAGGAGCGATAAGTCCCAGAGCAACCGGAGCAAGCATTAATTGTTGAAAAAATTTCATATAGTTTGTTAAGAAATACAACTACGATGTTTATTTAGCTCCCCTGATATTTGAGGGGAAGCGGATACACGGATTTGAACCGAGGATAAAAGTTTGGAAAACTCTTGTGTTACCACTACACCATATCCGCATTTGAGAGAATTATAAGACATAATGAGTATTATGTCAAGCCCCCAGCGAGGATTTGCACCCGCGACTATCGCTTACAAGGCGATTATTTTAACTACTACAACTATGGGGGCAAATAAAAGCAGGGTCTCTTGGATATACCGCAGTTCTTACTTTTAAATTTGAAAGACCCGAACATTTCCAGATCTTTCAACTCCCCCTCCTGGGATCGAACCAGGGACATTCTGATTAACAGTCAGACGCAACTACCGCTGTGCTAAGGAGGAATGATGGAGTAAAAACTCCAAGCGTCTTGGGAGGGACTCGAACCCCCGACCAACTCATTAGAAGTGAGTGGCTCTATCCATCTGAGCTACCAAGACATAAGACAATCATAACAGACGATGCTAGGATTGTCAAATGGGTCGTAGAGGAGTCGAACCTCTCTCTACCGGTTAAAAGCCGGGTGCAAAAACCGATCTGCCAACGACCCATAAGAAGAGAAGACCCAGACCTTCTCTATGGTCTCTCAACCACCCTCATAGAATAGCACCCAAGACCCGTGCTGTCAATCCTTTGCTTCCTTACGGGCGTTCTTTTCTTCGGTAATCTCGCCTCTGCGGGTCTTTACCAGTTTTGACATTTCTTGTAGTGCCTTGCGAGCACGAGTTCCGGCAGCATTATTACCGGCAGCGAACTTTTCGTCTTCTACTTTCCATGCTTCAACAGCGTTCAGTAGTTCTTGTGATGTAGTCATAATGATCTCTATAAAAAATAAGATATGTTTATATAGGTTAAAAATTACTCAAATGGTATTTCACGAGGGTCTGGAGCAACCCAGGCACCACGAATACCCATCGTTCCGTCAGCAAACTCATAATAAATTGCGTTCTTCACAATCAATTTTTGTAGATTATCATACTTTGGTTTATTGATTTCTTCCAGAATATTTTGATTTCTCATATTAATCATGCGACTTCTTTGTTCTTCTATTTCGTAATCTATAATCGCATAATCAACTTCGTTTTCTATTTTTTGCTGTAGAAGTTCTGGGTCTTCATTAATGCGTTGATTGAGTTGATTATCAAACTCATCAATCATAGTATCAGGCAAATCCCACTTTATAAGTTTTCGCAGTTCGTTATAATACTTTAGAACATCTTTTTCTGAAATGTCACACTTTACCGTTAGAAAAGCGAGAAATGATGCTACTGCTACAGCAACTATAGATGCTTTTCTGGATATTTTTAGATTGAATAGAACATTAAAGTTGGGTTTTTGTTTCATAATCTTCAATTAGTTCGTTGACTATTCTCTTAATTCTATAACCTAATAATTCATCATCCTTAATAATATAATCATTCAGGACATCAATTCCAAGTTTTAATTGAAGAACATCAACCAAATTAAAGAGTTTTTCTTTTTTTACTCCTGGAACGAGAGAAATCAAATCAATTGAACCTTTAAGTAAAAGACCAACTTTTACATAGTGAAAAATATCATATCTTTTTTTACCATAACTAAATCTAACTTTATTCTCAGAAGTCATGATAAGGAGTTTTAAGTATTTATAAAAAAAGAGGGTTGGTTAGACCCTCTCTTCATCTAAAAAATCTTCCAAAGCATCATCTAACATTTGTTTGGCATCTATTTTCTTCTGTTCTCTCATTTTTTTAGTATCAAGAGTAAGTGTTGGTACGATTTCTCCGTTTTCTTCTATATTAACCTTTGTACCAAATGGAGTTCCTTTGGGTTGAATATCAATTGAAATATTACGAATATCTTGTACGTTCATCTTACAAATACTTTTTAGGTATTTATAAAAAAAGAGGGTTGGTTAGACCCTCTAAAGATTATCTTATGAATATCAAACTGAAGTAGCAATCAGTCTCTTTGAGTAATTATAAGCATATTCAGTTCTGGCACCAGTATGCCCCCAGCGTATCCACTTTCTAGCAAGTTTCATATATTGATGAATGGTCTTGCCGGGAGTTTTCATATGAGGTTCAATCATCTTCCAATCACCTTCATACAACATATAATCAAGTTGTGTATCAAGTGCGGAAGGATTGGCACCAATACGAGCAGCATGATACCCTAGTCCTTTATACCTTGGAGCATTCGTCCACTGTATAATTCCAAATCCACCACTTCTACAAGCGTGATAAGGCACTCGGGCACCTCCTTCACAAATGTTTGGAGTGAAAGTGGATTCTTGGCGAATATTACCCATAATGGTCGCTAGGGCATTTTTGTCAGTAACTCCACGATCCTGGAGAAACTCCAGAGTTCGTGATTCATTATGATTACATCCTTTACAAACTAATCGTGTTTTAAGGTTTTCGGGAACAACCTCTTTGGTCTCTGTTTCTTGTGTGGAATCTTTAGTCATTAAAGGATTTGTGCTGGCACTTGTTCCTTTTGTTTTTTCTCTTTCTGAAAGAACATCAGCAAGTTGAGGATTTGCTTTTTGCCATTCGGAAAGATTTACAGATACATTTTCTAAAGATTGAGCCATACCTTGTGTTGGCAGTGCTACCGCTGATGTTGCAACCGCACCTAAAAGCACGGCTACATTTGTTAGGTTTTTAAGCATTTAAGTTAATAGAATTCGGCATCCGTATAGAAGGGGGGTATACCAACCCTCTCGGGAGGCACCTTCCACGGCTCTAGTTTCAAGTCAAAGACTCATTATGAAAAAACCCACCTTTAGAAGCGGGTTTGGGACATTATATGTGATTATTTAGGGTTTGTCAAGCCTTAGAACCCAGATGTCCCAGATTTCTTGCTGTAGCATTATTTCTGGATTGCCCCCTTACCCCACCAGACCTTCCAGAACGACGGTCTCCAAATCTTCCACCAGTAGAAGTATCTTCTCCTTCACCATCACTTGAAGGAATATTGGCAAGACTACCACCTCTTGCTCTAGTATCTTTTGGTTTTGATGCTTTTCCAGAAACCCAAGTGTTTTCTCTTTCATCTTTTTTATCCCTATCACCGGTTAGGGCACCGATTTTTGCTTGAGTTCCTGCCTGTAATTCTCCCGCCTGCATTTCAACTTCCAAAGCACCTTTCATATCTCCCTTTTGCCTAAGCATTTTTGCTTTTGCTCTAAGTTCTTGAATTGTTGCTTCTAAAATAAACTCTTGAAACGTCTTCATATGAATAGTTTCTAATTATTTATAGAATCCATATCCATATAAATGATATCTATTTCTTTTACATTCTCAGGAATATGAATCCACTCATAAAACTCTGCTTCTAATGCTTTTGCATTCTTGTGACGATCTGCTTCGTGAAGTAAATCAATTTTGCTTACAGCCCAGTCTTTAATGTCACCCAGATACTCATTTTCCAAAGTTAGTTCCTCATATGTGAATATTATATTTTAATCCAATCGCTCTGTCAAGTGCTTTACCTACATACTATGATTAGGAATACTTATCATATGACTTGGCAGTACAACAAAGAGGACTTTACCGATGTACCCAAAGGTATGGAAGGATTTGTTTATGTCATTACAAATCTAACTAATGATAAAAAATATATTGGAAAGAAGAACTTCTGGACTCGTCAAAAAGATCGTAAGACTGGTCGTAGAAAAACTAAAGAAAGTGATTGGCAATCTTACTTTGGCTCCTGTGATGAACTTAAGGACGATATAAAGTTATTGGGTCAAGATAAGTTCTTTAGAGAAATCTTGTATTTGTGCCCTCATAAGAAATCTATGAGTTATTATGAGACTATGGAACAATTCAAGCGTGATGTAATCTTAAGAGAAGATTATTACAACACAAATGTTGAAGGTAAGTATTTTTCCAACGAAATGGATCGAATTTACAATTTGGTAGAACGTTCTGCGATAAATAATGATGTCTCTAGGAACGGCAATTCTCTACGGGCAGATTAGGTGCTTTCGGGCACCTTTTCTATTATGAACTCTTATAAATAATAATGCCGTTCATAGAGAATAATGATGACTTCACAAAGTCCAAGAATATACTTGTATAAAATTACTTTTGAAGAAGTTCCATATTACTATTATGGAGTTCACAAAGAAAAAATATTTGATAAGTATTATATGGGTTCTCCGGTATCACATAAATGGTGTTGGAAACTTTATACTCCAAAGAAACAAATATTAGAAATCTTTCCTTATACTGATGAAGGATGGATTGAAGCGCAAGAAGTTGAAAGTAGAATAATAAAAATATTTTATCAAACGGATAAATGGTGTCTTAATGAAAATTGTGGTGGGAAAATATCGTTGAATTCTCTCAAAAAAGCAGGAATATATGTATATAAATCTAAAATAGGTTTTTTTAAATTCTCAAAAGAAGAAAGAGTAAAAATTAATAAATTAGCAGGCAAAAAAGGAGGAAAAAAATCAAAAGAACTTGGTGTTGGTATTTTTGGACTTACTAAAGAAGAAAGAAGAGAACACGGAAGTAAAATGGGAAAACTTAGTTATGAATTTGGTACTGGTATTCATGGAAGAACAGAACAAAAAGTGGTAGAAGATTGTAAAAAAGGAGCAAAAAAAACCAATTCTCAAAAATGGATGTGTGAAGAAACTGGTTATATAACAACATCAGGACCACTTACATTATACCAAAAGACAAGAGGTATAGATACTTCCAAAAGAGTTAGAATACTATAAGGACATATGTCCGTAAGAGTTCGAACGTGTCTTAAAGTACTTAAAGCTCCCTGTTCTCAAAAGCAACAAACCTATTATAGCGACAAAAAAGCACCTTGTCAAGAGGTGCTTTGAGTTATGTTAAGATTTTGTAATAATTAGTCTTTATTTCTTTTTGGTTGGGGGGAGTTTGCGTTCATCTACTTCAGGATTATATTCTCTTTTATATTCTCCATGACTAGGTGGATTGCTACCATCTCCTCCTTTTGTTCCTTTTTTAACAGGTACAATAGGTATAGGAACTGACTGTACTGTCGTCATTACTTCTACAATATCACCAATCATCTCAGCGTTCATCTCAAGCATCACATAATTTGCTTCTTCTAAGGTGCCTGCGTGACCCTGTGAGAGGAGATACTCAAGCACGAGGTCATAGGCATCATACTCATAAGATTGCCTTAGAGTAGTTCTGGGAGGTGGGGGAGCTGTCTCTTTTTTAGGAGGTAGTGGAGCTGCTTTAGGATCCGCTGTTGGGGTTGGTGGTGCTGTTGAAGTCGCAGCACTTAATTTAGCAGCAAGTGGAGCAGTAGGAACTCCAAAACCACTAGGACGAGATGTTACTGCTGGTTTTGGAGCAGGTTTTGATGCCTCTACACCTGCCTTAACCGCTGCTTCTTCAGCACCCTTTGTATTGCCTGCTGTCTTTGCTGCTTCTCTTGCTTCTCTTGCTGCTTTTAATTCTGCACTAGTTGCCGCTCTTCTTTCAAACTTAGTTCCACCTGCGGTAGTTCCAACAAACTCACGCTTTCCAGTTACAGTAGACATTCTTGTTTCAAGTGGTTTTGCTGGTGCTGGTCTAGAAGGTGTTGGTGCTGGTGTAGAAGCAGGAGGTTTTGGTGCTGGTGTAGAAGAAGTTGGTGCTGGTGTAGAAGCAGGAGGTTTTGGTGCCTCAGGTGCTGGTGTAGAAGGAGTTGGTTTTGGTGAAGGTTTTGGTGCCTTGCCTGGAACTGTGATTTCCTTTTCACCTTGAGATTTTAATCTTTTGTTAATTGTTCCCGGTAATTGATAACTATTAGTCTCCGGATCCCAAAGTTTTGTTACTCCACCTACTGTCAATTTGGACCAGTCACCACCTTTAGGTTTTTGTGATGGAAATGCAGGATCTTCTGTTATAATATAGTTTTTACCATAACTATATTCTTGCGTCAAATGTGCCGGTGGGAGATTTCTTTTAGGAGGACTTGGTTTTGATATATCTGGTGCTGCTATGTAAGGCTTTATAGAATCAGCAGCTTGTTGGGTTTGTCGGGCAGCTTGTCCTGGACTTGGGATACTGTGTCCCGCTCTTCTTAATGCCTGAATCGCAGATCCAGCATATTCTCTAACCTTTCCACCACTTAAATATTGATCCAATCCAGCAGCAATAGCAGCGGGAACTGCCAATTTTCCTGCTTTTGTGGCAAGTGCCTTAGCAGGACCTTTTGCTCCCTGAAAAAATGCAGTTGCAGATTTCTTAGCAGCTTCTTTTCCTGGTCCTTTTATACCTTTAACAATTGCCGACCCAGCTTTTCCGGCAAGGGCACCTACACCTTTCAATAATGCTCCCCATCCTTCTGTTATATGATATTCATATAACTCTTCATAAGTATATTCACTTAGATCATATCCATCTTCAATTAAGAAATCAATAACTTCAAGAAACTCTTTAATTTCTTTTTCTTCATTTAATTTATTTCTAATATCGTCATCATATACTGCATAATATGCTTCCATTAAAGAATTATATTGATTTTGCGCTGTCTTATTCATTCTTTGGATATTTTGATCTTAATTTTATTTATAATGATTGCCTTTTTATTTGAGGTTTTAGTCTATCTACCACCCCTTTTTCCGCCCATACCTCCTCCTGCTGGTGGTTTAGGTGGAGCTGGTTTTGCTCCAACAATCTTAGGTCCAACGATCTTAGGACCTACAAGATTTTTAGAACCCTTAACTCCCAAATCTTGCTGACGTTTAATATCACTTTGAGAAGCTTGCTTCAGTTTTTGTGCCGCAAGTTTCGCATCATTTGCCTTATAAGCATTAGGATTAAATGTTCTACCAATTCTTTCAAGTGCGCTACTTGATCCTTCACCTGGTTTTGCTGCTCTTTTATATATTGCCTTTCCGCCTTTATAAGCAAGAAAACCAGTTTCCGCTTTACCAGTTTCTGGATTTTTAACTACTGATGTTTTGGCAAGTTGAACTGTCTTCTTTTGAGAACCAGACCCAGTTGTCATAGTTCCTTTCTTGGTATCAAACGATGTTGGACCACCAATACCTTTTAGTGCTCCGCCTGCCTGTCTCTTACGATTTGCCTCTCTATCTGCAGCTCTCTGTACCGCATTCTTTCCGGCAGCAACATCAAATGCCTTAGATGCTGCCATAGATCCACCAGTAGCACCAGCAACTGTTCCAACTGGACCAGCTACAGATCCTGCAGCACCACCAAGAGCACCACCAGCGGCAACCGCCGCACCTTTTGCCAAAGATCTAGCCCATCCAGATCCTTTTGATTTTTCGTTAGCAACCTCAAGAGCAGAGGCCGCCGGACCTGCAAGTTTACCAGCAACTCTAAGTGCTTTTCCAGCACCAGAAGGTAATTTTGGATTAGGAACATTTCTATTTGTTCTAATAACATCCGGATTTGATGGAGATCCCTTTGGAGCGGTTAGTGTTGATTTGGAGGTTGTTGCTAATGGTCCACCTTTTACGGGTGTTGCGGATGGAGTTTTAGCGGGAGGTAATGCTGGTTTTGCGGATGTACCACCGGCAGGAGCAAGAGTTCTATTTGGCAATCTACTGGATGGTCCTTCTTTAGGAATACCTAATTGTGATTGAGGTTTCTTGGGAAACTGTTTCCAAGGATCTCTGGCGGCACCAGTTGCAGGTTTTCTTGCAGTAGACGCCAATTTACCACCGGTTTGTCCCGCAGCAGGTAATGCTGGTTTTGCGGATGTACCACCGGCAGGAGGAAGAGTTCTATTTGGTAATCTACTGGATGGTCCTTCTTTAGGAATACCTAATTGTGGTTGGGGTTTCTTAGGAAATTGGTTCCAAGGATTTCTTGCGGTAACTTTTTTTAATACTGGAGTTACAACTTTCGCAACAGCGCCAAGTCTTTCGTCTAATTGAATATAAGACTCATACATCTCTTCCCAAGTACAATCACTTAGGTCATAACCTTCTTCAATAAGGTCATTTACCCAGTTCTCAACTTCTTCCCATACCTGTTCTTCGGTAAGTTCTTGAGGGGCATATACTGCCTGATATGCCTCCATCAAACCATATACATCAGTACCAGTAAGTCTAGACATTTTTTATTTTAAGTTCTTTATAGTTTTATTTATAAAAAAAAAGAGTCCCGAAGGACTCTGGTAATTATCCACCAATAGATTTCTTTCTTGGTTTTGGTCTTAAGGATCCACGTTGGAGATAAGGTCTTCCCCTCTGCATAAGCAACCTTTCATCATCTACAGGATGTCCCTCTAAAATAGTAGATATCCATTTTTCACTCATATTTTCAACAATAGTTGTCGCTGCTTCTTCATTATCAGCATATCCTTCATCAAGAACATAAGAAAATAGAGCATCATATTCTTCCTTTCTCAATAATCTACCAGCAAGTCTTGCTGCACCACTTATACCAGAAGCAACTCCACTAGCAAAAGGAGCAGCAGCTTTTGCTGCTTTTCTAAGGGTTTTACCAGTTTCGCCAGCAAGACGCTCTGCATCTCGTGTTGCTTTATTATGGCGTTCTATGCCTGCATCAATCGCAGCGAATAATCCTTTTTTGGTTTGGTTTGGAGTTTCCTCAGTTTCTGGTTGATTTTTTACTGCTGCCTTTGTTGCTCTCTTTCTTGTTTTGGCAGCATCCCTTTCCTCCTGCTTTTTCTTTACTTCCTCATAGCTAGGACCTCCGGCACGTCTTCTTTTTGCTGACCTTGCCTCATTTAAGGTATAATCTTCAGCAATCTCATTAACCCAATCAACAAACTCTTCCACTCCAAGTTCTTCAATTAAAATATCAATTCCATATTCATTAAGTCCCATTTCGTAGAAATATTCAGTTGCGATCTCTACTTCTTCGGTAAGTTCTTGAGGAGAATCATATCCTTCAACTTTATAAGACTTGTTGTTCCAAGTAAAAGTAGAACCCATCCCACTTTTAATTTTTGCTGTTTTATATGCCTTATCAAAAGACTGAGATTTAGACAAACCTTGATCTGGATTTTTTGGACCCTGTTGTGGTTTATAATCTCCTCTCTTTAATGCGGCAGTAAGTGTTCCGGAAGCAGTAGGTCTTGGTGCAGACACAGCAGCAGCAACACCAGCAGGAGTTATTCCTCTCAATCCAGCAAGAACACCTGCAACTTGCCCTACTCGATTGGCACCAGGTAACTTAGTTGTTGGTTTTGTAGTAGATGTTGGAGTTGGTTTTGTCGTTGTTGGTTTTGGTGCTGGTCCTAATGCAGGTTTTTCCCAAGCAGGTTTTGGTGCTCTTGAAGGAAGATTTGTTGGGTTTGTTGTTCCCATTAGACCACCACCAGTTGTTCTGTTTAGTCTTTGAGTATCTCTAAATTGTTGAGAACGATTTGTTGAAGTTGCTGGAGATGGTACTTTAGTGCTTTTAAATTGAAGTTCTGGTCTTGCTGCAGCGCCTGTTGGACCTCTTTGTGCCGCTTTTGCTGCCTTTGCTGCGTCTTTAGCAGCAATACCTGCGTTCACTTGTGCAACAGAAGGTCCACCAGTTCTTCTATTCGCTGGTCTACCTTGTTCTTCAATATAAGACTCATACATTTCTTCCCAAGTATAATCACTTAGGTCGTAACCTTCTTCAATAAGATAATTTACCAAGTTCTCAACTTCTTCCCATACCCGTTCTTCGGTGAGTTCTTGAGGAGCATATACTGCCTGATATGCTTCTTGAAGATTACGAATATCTTGTGCGTTCATCTTACAAATACTTTTTAGTTATTTATAAAAAAAAGGGTCTCAAGGACCCTTATCTAACCAAACATAAGAATAGTCGTGATCTCCAAAAAGAACATCATCATATTCGGCAGCATCTTTATAGCATTTTAGAAGTTCTTCTTCACACCACTCATCGTAATTTCCATCACTATTGAGTAGTTTTGGTGTCATAACTTAAATCCGGAGAAAGTATCAGATTTTACATCAGACTTAATACCACCAACCAAATATGAAGTTATCTCCGATTCTTGTGGTGCTATTTGTACTTCTCTCGAATTTAACCAGTGTGAGGTCCAAGGAAGTGGATTATTCTTCGCCGGAACATCATAAACAGGACGAAGACCGATTGCCTTCATTCTACGATTAGCGATCCATTCCACATACTGCTGAAGAAGTTTATCATTTAAACCAATCATCGAACCATCCTTAAAGAGATGCTCCGCCCAGTGTTTTTCCTGATTAACTGCGTTCTCAAAGGTCTTATAAACCCACTGCTCTTCTTCCTGTGAGATTTTCTTCATATCAGGGTCATCACCCTCCTTCCACTTGTTTAGAATGTTCTGGGTGATGACTAAATGCTGACTTTCATCTCTGGCAATCAAACCGATGATTTTTGCACTTCCTTCCATAAGTTTGAGTTCGCCAAATGCAAAACTGCAAGCGAAACTAACATAAAAGCGAATACCTTCAAGAATATTAACATTTGCAACTGCTCTGTAGAGTTTGCGTTTGAGTTCATATCTTTCTACCTGTGCGTAAGGAACTTGTTCTTGAGCGTGTTTCCAAAGTTCAGAAGTTCCATAATGTTGAGCACTATTGATAAAGTCATTATATGCCTCAGTTACACTTGCCGCTCTTTCCATAATACGATCATCACAAAGAATTGTATCAAAAACATCAGAAGGATTTGAATATACATTCTTAATGATATAGGTATATGAACGAGAATGAATCATCTCCATAAACTCCCATACTTTCATACATGCTTCTAGTTCTGGTAGAGAGCAGTACGGAGCAAATGCCATACCGGGACCTCTTCCCTGAACCGAATCAAGCATAATCTGATATTTTAGATTACTTGTGAAAATATGTTTTTGTTCGGGTCGTAGAGTCTGATAGTCCCCACGATCTTTTTGTAATGAGATTTCTTCGGGTCTCCAAAAGTATCCAAGTTGTTGTTGAGTCAATTTATCAAAGATTGGATACTTATAAGAATCATATCGTTGTATCCCCAGTGGTTGTCCAAAAAACATGGGTTGTTTTTTAGTATCCACTTCTTGGGAATTAAAAACGGTCATAGATTCGACCATTAGGTTCTCCTTCGTACTTTTCTTAAAACTAAAAGTCATTTTTTTCCTTTAATAAATTAACTCACCTTCTTATATTTAATCAAATCAAATAGAGCAACTTTCGCAATCTTCTTCTTTAGAATCAGAAAGTTCTAATAGAAGTGATTGGAGGTCTTCTTTTGATTCTTCAACTACTTCATCGATCTTAATATCATATGTGTTTTGATAGTATGCTGTTTTATGCCCAACAGAGTAGGCATAAAGCATATCACCCGCCATTACGCTAACAGGAACTTCATTATCGGCATAATTCTGTGGATTATACGACCAGTTTCCAGAAATCGCTTGATCGAAGAACTTTTGCATAACTGCAACAATATTAATATAACCAGTATTGCCAGGCATATCCCACAGAAGCGTATAATTGTTCTTAAGAGTATGATACTGGGGTACAATTTGTTTAAGAGGACCCTTCTTCGATTTTTTAACGGACAGTATCCACGAGGTGGTTCGATTCCATTAGTTGCGTTTGACACAACGGAACTGCTCTCCGAAGGCATCTGTGCCGACAATGTTGAGTTCCTGACTCCGTATTGCTTAACTTGCTCCCTAAGGTTATTCCAATCATATTTTAAGTTGTTGGGGACAATTTCATCGACTTCCTTCTTATAAGTATCTATAGGAAGAATACCACGAGAGTATTTGGTTCGGTGAAAATATTCACAGGCACCCCTTTCTTTCGCAAGATTTGTAGATGCCAGAATAAGATAATATTGGAATGCTTCCGTCAAGTCATGAACGAGTTTCCAAGCAATAGGATCCTCGTATTTAACGCCGTTCTTGGCGAGATAATGTGCCAGACCAATATAACCCACCCCAAGAGAACGACGCCTCTTGGTGAAGTTCTCCGCCGCTTTTACGGGGTAATTCTGGTAGTCAATAATCTCATCCAAAGCACGGACAGAAAGATCGCAAAGTTCTTTCATATCATCAAGGTGCTTTAGTTTTCCCACATTAATCGCAGATAGAATACAAGTCGCAATTTCTGCATTCTCATCATCAATATGCTGAATTGGAACTGTGGGTTCTGTGATTTCCATACAAAGGTTACTCATATTAACCTTATCCAAATAAGAACTGTGAGAGTTACAGTGATCGATATTCATAATGTAAATACGACCGGTCTCCGCTCTTTCCTTTAGAAGGTCCAGAAAAAGTTCTTGTGCTCCAATCGTTTTTCTTGGAATAGACTCATCTTGTTCCGCATTCACATATATCTCATCGAATAAATCTGTGCCAAAGGCATCATACATTCCGGGAACTGAATGTGGAGAGAAAAGTGTAATCTCCTCATTCTTGATAAATCGCTCATAGAACAGTTTGGAGATTTGGATTCCATAGTCTAATTTACGAACACGATTATCTTCGGTTCCTTTATTATTTTTGAGAACTAAAATATCTTCTATTTCTTGGTGCCAGATAGGAAAGAAAACTGTAGCAGAACCACCTCTGATGCCGTTCTGAGTGCAGCATCGGACAGTTGCCTCAAACTTCTTAAGGAAGGGCACCACGCCTGTGTGCTGTACCTCTCCGCCTCTGATTTTGCTATTGATGCCACGGATTCTACCAGCGTTAATGCCGATACCAGCCCTTTGTGAGACGTATTTACCAATAGCCATATCGCTGCTAAAGATACTATCGAGGGTGTCATCAACATCAACGAGAACACAAGATGCAAATTGACGAAGTGGTGTTCTGACCCCTGCCATGATTGGTGTGGGAATGTTGATTCTGTGCCTACTGATTGCGTCATAATATCTCTTAACGTAATCCAAACGTGTTTCTTTTGGATATTTAGAGAAGATGGTCGCAGCGATCAAAAGGTACATAAACTGCGGAGTTTCATATAGTTCTCCGGTGCTGCGATCCTGTACCAAATACTTATCCGCAACCTGACGAAGACCGGCATAAGTGAAGAGATAGTCCCTATCGTGATTTATAAAAGACTCAAGTTTCTCGAAATCCTCATCGGTATAAAAAGACAGGATCTCATCATCATAAACTCCCATCTCTACGCATCTTAAGGTATGCTCCTTTACGGTTGATGTCTCACGTATTCCCCCGAAGATTTGCTTACGAATCGCAAACAGAAGAAGACGAGCAGCAACAAACTGATAGTTTGGATGATCCAAATCAATTAAATCAGAAGCGGAGCGAATTAGAATCTCCTGAATCTCTGCGGTTGTAATGCCATCATAAAACTGAATGCCAGACTGCATTTCGACCTGACTTGCGGAAACTCCGGCAAGATCTTTACATGCTTCCTCCACCATTATATGAAGTTTATTTAAATCTAGAGATTCGGTAGAACCGTTTCTTTTAAATACCTGTGTTCCGTTACTCATACTTTTTTCCATTCGTTAAACTTTACTTTTGCTTCTAAACCTGAATAAGTATTTGATTCTAACATATTTTCCGGATCATAACCGGCAATTACAAGATCATTAATATCTTTTTGTTTAATACTTGTGGGCCATATGACTACCTTATCACCTCTGTCGATGGTTTTTGAGATTCTGTTGATGATTTCTCTGTTGCGTGGTTCATTATCAAAAACCCAAATATAATCGCTCCAACCAAACGACCTAATATCAATATCGGACCCACACATGGCAACAGCATTTTTAATAAATGTGGAGTCGAATGGTCCTTCAACGATGTAAATTGGTTTTTTGGAATCAATTTTTTCAAGTCCATAAATTTTTGGAGAATCATTATTAAGCATCACAGTGATATATTTATTGGTAGAAGATTCTATTGCTCTTCCCTGAAATCCAATCAAATTATTATCAACATCATACATGGGTATAATGATACGAGATTCATCTTTATCAATATTCTTAAATGTATGTTTTTGTTGATTTACCCATTTTTTAAAGTTTTCGGCATAATAAAACTTTTCTGGATTGAGTTTTCTTTTCTCAAGATACTCTTTGGCAACAGGAACTTCTGATGCCTTTGGTAGATCTAATTTTTTTGTGAACTTTGGTTTACTGAACTCAAACTTTGGTTCTTCTACCACAAAGTTTTTTCCGGTGAATCCTTCTTTAAACTTCTCCAAAGTATATTGCTTATGAAGCATCGGGTCTATCTGTTTAAGAAAGTTATTAAAGGATAAACTTACTCCACAATTATGACACTTATAATTTGTGTTGTTCTTAATCTGGTACAAGTATCCTCTTGTTTTTGTTTTGTTCTTCTGGGAGTCGCCACAAATAGGGCATCGACAATTATAAAGATCTGCCTTAACTCTCTTGAACTTTTCCAAGCGAACCGAAACTAATCCAATATACTTGGAATCAATTAAATCCATTATAAGAGGTTTTATTACTTCTTGCTCTCTATTCTAACAGGTTGTGGGTCAGGAGTCAAGATGTCAATTATGACTGGAGACTGGGAAAGGGCAAATGAAATAAAAACAACGGCACCGAGTATCATCCAACGAAACTTTACAACTTCATCAATTTTAGTTTCTAATCCATCTATTCTTTTTTCTACTTCTTTATGTTGAGATTTATTTTCACTTCTCATATCTTCAATTGATTTAGATATTGATTCATCCGTCTTCGAGCACTGGTCTATTTTTTCTTCATGGACCGCAAGCATTTTAGAAATGTTTTGACTGGTTTTACCCATGATCTGAATTGCTTCGTCTATTTTTCTCATCATGACCTCATAAGAAGATAAACGTTCTTCTAAGACAGCGAGTTTTGTTTCTGAATTTGTAGGTTTGTTATCGAAGATCATTTTTAGGAACCTGAGGATTACTTGACTCTACAAAAACTAAAATCTCAAGTAGATTATATGATTATTTATTGGTTTTAGATTTATTTAATTTTCTTTTTTTAGCAAAAAACTTTCTATATCCGGGAGGCAATCTTCTCATAAGATTAGTTTTACGCCCTAATGGTTTAGGATACCCGGCAGTGGGAGATGGTGATTTCTCGCTATATCCCGCCACTTCCGGAGTACTACCAGTATTGTTTGTGGGTGCCCCTACACTCATACCTTCTTCTTTAAGATTTCTAATAATCGAAATAAGTTTATCTATTTTATTCATATTAGATTTTTTGTAAGTGAGAAAGGCAATTCTGATCTACTTCAATATCATGTATTTGAGTTCTTGGATATTCTGGTAGGCGATTCAAAAATATTAAAAAACTTTTAATCGAAGACCAAAGATCTTTATCTAAACTATAAAACAATAGAGGAACTGCGGCATCATTAAAAACATTAAAAAGAATAATAAGATGATTCAATATTAAATGTGTTTTTAATTCTCCGGTATTCTTATATCTTTTTAATAATCTTTTTACATACCGTATTCTTTTCAAGTCAGCCTCAAAATCCTCCATCGTCACAGATTGAGGATTTTCATAATATTTAATTGCAAATAATATATAATTATTCTCATTCAACTCATCAAATCTCATATATTATTATGTGTAATCAAGAGTTGCGGCGCTAGAAGTTGCTGTTGCTCCACCAGTTGAAGTAACCACGGCACGATACTGGAATCCATCAGGAATATCAGCACCAACCGTTGTTGAACCAATTCCGACTGTTGAGGTGGTTACGTTGCTATAGATTCCAGTATTGGTGAGGTTAGTGAACCCGGCACCGACATAGGAAGCATACTGCCATTGGAATGTAAGAGCATCAGTTGGTGTTGCGGTTGCGACAACACTAAACAATTGTGCCGCAGTTGTAGAAACTCCACTCAGACTTACTGGTTGAGTAGTAATCGTAATGTAACGGTCTGGGAATACTACATCATCAAGAGCATCACCAGTTGTACCATAAGTTGCGGGAACATTAGAACTGATGCCAGACATAGCAACAAGAACTTCTGACTTAACTCTCAGATTTCCATGCATATCAGTATAAGTATGTATTCCAACCCAACCAGCGTGTGCTACTTTATACTTAGAACCGGTTGCAGCATTGGCGGCGGCTTCATATTCGTCTACACCGTAAACCGCATTAGTTGAAGAAGAATTACCAATACCAGGTATTGTTGAATAATTCTTATCTTCAAGAGTATAAACCGGTTTTTGAGTTAGAGTATAACCAACTCCAGAAATTGCCGCTCCACTCAGATATTGAGTTGTTGCGATTGAAATAACTCGGTCAGAAGTAATTCCAGAAATTACTGCTTGCCCGTATGTGCCCCCTACACCAATAACAATTACAGTTCCTGTTGAAATGCCAGCAGCTGTGAATGAAGTTCCTGCTCCCGTAATAGTTTCATTTGCGTAATTTACTTCAACTGTACCAGGAGAAAATAGATTGTCTGCCTTGCCCCAAAGAGCCATGTTTCTTACCCTTAATTCTTTTATACTGATATTTATAAAAAAAGGAGACCTTATATTTGGTCTCCTTTATATTGATTTGTTTATACTCAGGGTGTTGGGTCTTTGGCACCCTTATTTTCTAGAACTTTTCTTACTTGAAGAATAACAAATGATGCAAGTCCGTTTGATTTGACTTGTGGAACCGCTCCTAAAAGTTCAGAAACGATCAAAAGAATTGTTGCTACGGCTGCCTCGTTTGCGAGTACCCAAGCCCAGATTACTGCTACTGACATAATTTACCTCGTGTGGGGAGTATCCTGTATTATTTAGAATTAATTTATCTTAATCTTGGATTTTTTTGACTGGGAGTTAATGCTGGATTATCTCTATCATCACCATCGTCTCCGGAATTATTTTTATTACGTTTTAATTCAGGATATTTTTCCACAGGTTCACCTTTAAGCATTTTTTTCTTTTCTTTTTTTGTTCTTCCTGGATATACTCCAATATTTGTAGGATCATAAGTACCGCGAGGATTGGCAGATTGTCTTGGTTGTCTTATTCTTTGTTCTGCTTCATCAATCACATCGCCTTCTGGTTCATAAGACATCTTAAGACCCATCGCCCTTAAATAATTTCTTCTAAGGTTATCTCGTGTCTTATTGGAACGGGGGTCATCTTCGCAAGTTTCTTCCTCACTTTTCTTTTTTTTATCATCATAATCCATTTCTTCCTCTACTTTTACTTTTTCAGGAAGACCTTTGTGAGAAGTTCTGGCAAACTTTTTGAGTTCTTTTCTTCCCATTTTTGCCATTTGTTTTACGGCATCACTCGCATCAGGCATATTTCCATCAAGATATTCAAGAGCCATAGCAGCAAGTTGTTGTTGATTTTGACTTACTGCTTTTTCCTGAAGAGAATGGACCTTTTTAAGAAACTTGGAATATCCGGTTTCTGCGATCATCTCACCCTCAAGTTCTTGATGCATCGTCAAGTCATCTTTCGTTGAGGGACCATGAACTTTATAGTTATTTTTTCCTTTCATCGGTTTAATTTGTTTATTTTCATCTCCATTATCCTTTTCGCCTATAAACTCCTCTTTAACTTTTTTTTTACCGCCCATTTGATCTTTTCCGGTAGCACCAGCGATAACATCACCCCGAGTTACTTTATTATAAGGAGGATAATTATTAGCAAGATTCCCATCATTATTTTTTAGACCCTTACCTGCCGCCACACTTGCGGTTTGAGCGCCCCTTGTTCTTTCGCTTTCATTTGGTTCTGGACTTCCGTAGAGGTCAAGCATTTCTACGGAAACAATATTTGGATTTGCGCGAAGTTCGTTAATTTTTGAACGATTTGCCATCCGAATATAAGAGTTTCCAGTATCCTTATCAGTTACTCGTACCTTATATTTTCTCTCTTCTGGACCTTGATCCGCCTCACTTAATTCCCTTTTAAGTTTCTCAATATATTCTTCATCAATAACTCTAGAAGGTTGTTCCACAAAAACGGAATAAAGTGCCTTGGCAACATTCTGTGAGGCAAACTCCTTCATTTCTCTTACTTGAGTATCTCCCATCACAATTTTCCTTGCTCTTGCTTTAATTGGTTGCGAATACTCAGAAGAATCTATTTTTTCCAAGACTGCCTTTGTGACCGAAGCAGGATCCATTCTGCTATCTGGACCCATTTCTTTGCGAACTTTATACCTCGCATCATATACACACTGTTTTGCTTTTTTCTCCATATCTCCACCACCACCATCTACTGCTGGTCCTCCACCTGTACTTGCGGCAGGAGCAAACTTTCTTGCTGGCAAATCTTCAGAAATATTCCTTTTCATTTGATTAGATTACTGATACGCTTTTCTATGCTTATTTATGAAGTTTTTAATCTCTTCTATTTTTTGTTCTCTTAAACTTTTATTTCTATTTCTTGGAGCATGATACTCCGAAACATCTCTAATCCAAGACTTAAACATCATTTCAGATTCTGTTACACAGATTAGATAATTTGTTCCTCTACGAATAATTTTTCCAACCAGACCGGTATTTAGATTTTCAACCAATTGCCCGATTTGGAATATTTTTTCATTTACATAATTTTCACGAAGAGACTTGAAATCTAACTTTGGAGCAATATCCCAGATATCCCAACTTTCTTTGATTCTCATCGAACCACGAAGAATATCAAATAGTTCTTTTGCTTCTGATCTCTTTACATCAGGAGGAAGACCGGATCTAAATGTCTTAAAATCATTTTCCGCAGCGGCAAGTCTCATTCTTGATGCCGACATTCCTTCTACACCTTTCGCATCAGGATCTCTGTCCCCAGAAGAAATAATCTCAATATTATCAAATTGATATAGTTCCCCGTTATAATTATTGGATAATTTCTCAAACTCCTTTACTCTATCGGCACCACCCACAATTCTTACACCAGCATATCCATCATTATGTGCCATCCTTAACACATCAAAGATTGTTTTGGTATTAGGATCATTTACGATGTTTCCAGCGTGAGTTGGATAAAATCGCTGCATATAATCAATCTTTGTATCAGGATCTAATGGATTTTTCTTTTTATCCTGACTGCGTGATGGGAAAATTAGATATTGACCGTCTTCATCCCCTGCAGCAGCATTTGCGGCAACATCCATAAGTTGCTGATGCCCTATTGTAGGAGGATTAAATCTTCCAAAAGCAACGGTTAAAGTTCCCTTTGTTTTTTCTACCGGAGGTGGTCCAACTTGCTCTGGTGCTACTGCTTGCTGTTGTAGTGCTGGTTCTTGTTGAGGTACTGGTTGTGCCGCTGGTTGTGGTTTGTTATGGTCGTTATAACTTGGAGAAGGAATACTTTTTTCGTGTTCTGTTTGATTAGGATCTTTTGCTCCTATTCTCTGTCTCTTGTTATAAAATACTAATTCATCTCCTTTCGTTTTCGCAACAAACTCCCCGGTTCTTGGATCTACCCATCCTCCGTGCCCGTCAGTTCCCAGATTAAGTTTTTTAGCGTGTTCTTTCGCTGAGATTGCTTCGTATATAAACTGACGAAAAGATTTCATTTTTTACTGGTAATTTTTTTCTTAATTATATTGTTTATGAGAATCTTATTGGATAGAATATACTGAAGAATACTCTTTCTCATTTTAATATATTTATTCTTTATGATTTCTTTTTTTTCTTTTTTGATTTTTTCATCAAATGAGAAGTAAAAATATTTCAGAAAATCACCAAATGTTAATTTCTTTTCGTTTTTTATAAACTCAGCAATATAATCATTTACAAGTTGTTTCATAGAAACAGCACATTATACATTATTTATTCTTACAAAAAATACAATCTAAATGTCTCCTTCTTCACGATGTTCGCTATAATACACATCGAAAAATCCGGCTGGATAACGCTTCATCAGTTTATCAATATTAGTCTCAATTACTTCGTCAAAAGAAACATCAAGGGCAATACACGCTTGTGCCACATACCACATCGTATCACCGAGTTCTTTAATTAGGTGAGTTCGGGTCTCATCATTCCAAGATTTACCCTGAAAGACCATTTTCTTTACAATCTCCAAGAACTCGCCACCTTCGGCATTAATACCAACAGAAGCGGTTAAAAGACGCTCAATATTAGCACCCTTTTCATCCAACTGAACCATACGATCTGATAGAGCAAGAAAATCTTTGGACGCATCAGATGTTACTGCGTCTACAAAGTTCTGATACTTATTAAAATCTACTTTTTGTGCCATACTAAAACTTAAATCCCTCGAATGATTTTTTTGGTTTGGTTTCTTCGTAATTATACTCTGGTTCCTGCCCGCTGTCAAGTATGTCTTTTTGTGCTGACTGTTCTACATCATAAAGTCTCATTTTAGCGCGGTCAATACCAACAACAAAACGCTTGAAGATTGATTTATCACCGTAACGATTTTTTAACTGCTTTATCATAATTTGATTCAGTCCTTCTAATTCTTCGGTGCTGATAAGAGCAACAAGAAAGTCGGCAGTCGCAGGAAGTCCAAAAGATTCTGAAGTATCCGTGATTTCAACATCTGATGAACTAAAACCGCTACGTGTCGTCTGTGTGGCGCTGAAAATTGGAACATCGTGCTCCACAGCGAGACCACGAAGTTCTTCGGCAATTGATTTAATTATGCTATAAGAATTGATATTACTTCCGGCACGAAATCTAGATGACGCACAGATATTAATATAATCAATAAAAATAACATCAGGTCTGAAAGATTTCTTAAGAGAAAGTTCATTTAGAAGTGCCTTAAAGTGCCCGGAGTGTGCGGAGGCAGTTGGATACTCCTTGATAATTAAGGTTCCTTTTGTTTTTTCTGCGAGTTTAGATGCCTTATTAGTGAAAGTGGATTTTGGTAAATCTTCCAATTGATTAATAGCAACGTTTAGCATATTAGCGTCCATTCTTTTGGCAATTTCTTCTTCTGCCATCTCCATAGTAATGTAGAGAACATTTTTCGATTGAAGCAAAAAAGAAGATGCCATATGACACATCGCCAGAGTTTTGCCAACGTTTGTTCCGGCAAGAAAAATATTTAGAGTTTTATTTGGAACACCACCATTCGTAATTTTATTGAAGAAATCTAAATCAAACTCAAGACGATTTTCTTTCTTATGATAATACTCATAGCGTTCTTCATAATTAAGAAGATAATCGTGACCGATATTATTATCAAAAGATACCGCTAGAGCATCAGAAAGAATACTGGGAATAGCATCTCTACCTTTTTTCTCATTATTTCCATCGGCAATATGAATCGATTCCATAAGTGCCAGATAAATTGCCCGGTCACGACACCACCTCTCGGTAGTATCCAGTATCCACTGACTATCTACCGGACTATCATTAAGTTTAGAAAGTAGTTCTACAATTTCCTTACTTTCGGTTTCAGTTAAATCCTTACGATTATCAATCTCAATATTGAGTGCTTCTATCGTAATAGAAGACCCATACTTAACAATAAACTTAACAATTTCCTCAAAAACTATTTTTTCTACTCTTTGTTCGTAATATTCCGGTTGAATAAATGGAATAACTTTTCTGGCATAGTCTTCATTAAATATTAAGTTTTTAAGAATTGTAATCTCAAGTCGTTCCATTATTTTATTCAAAGATTGCTTTTATGATGCGGAACGTCAAATACAAAAGTAATTCTAACGTTGTCGCCAATATTAACTGCCTTATGAGGTAGTTTATTATTAAACCAGAAGAGTGTTCCGGGTTCGACAATTATGGTTTCGTCCCCAACAGTATATTCGTATTTGCCCTGAATGGAAAGATGATATCTGTCTTTTGTAAGATAATAAGTTCCTTCGTCAATATGAGAACCCACAATTTCACCAACTGGAAGCGCCAGAAACGCACAACGTCGAAGTTTCTTAAAATACTTACTTAAGTAATTAAGAATCTCTGTATGTTTTTCATATGCCGGGGTTTTAATACATATTTCAGTATTTCCAACATATTGACCTTCAGTCTCAACTCCACCCACAATAAGTTGTAGAACATCCACAGTAACTGTATATTTTGTGGGGTCTAATTGTTCCACATCTTTAATATTTTTTTGAGAACCCCAATCTTCTGGATGTTCCTTAAGTTGTTCTAATATTTTAGAGACATTTACATTAGTTTTTATAATGCGAATATTTTTCATGCTCCATAACTGAAATTACCCTTGGCGATTACATCAAGTTTTTCCATTACTTCTGGCGGAAAATATTTTTCAATATTTTTCAGGATGTCTTTGGCATAAAGTTTTTTACCATCAATTTCATATCGTCCGGCAACATTCTTCCACATTCCACCCAATTCACCAAGTTCAAGAAGACCATAATAACGATCAAGACCTCGTTCATCATAGAACAACCGAATTTGAACCTCTTGATTTTCTTTACTTAAACGAGACTTTTGAGTTTTAGCACGAATGATATTTCCAATTATTTCTGTTCCATCTTTTTCTTTTGATTTGGAAAGATAGATGATTGTAGAGGCAGCATATTGTAATCCACTATTATGAGTTACTACACCATTTTCTAAAATATAATTTTCATATTTTTCCACGGAGATATCATAAACATCTCCAACGCCAACACTTGTGATGGATTTTATTTTTTTAGTTTTCATAATCTTTCTATCCTTATAATATTGTAGTTTTTTAATAAATGCTGAAATTGAGATTTAACTAACTTACACCCAAGATGTCCGGATTTCCCCAAATATATCCCCAAATACTTATACTGACTAAAAATAATAAATGTACCATCATCGAAATAAACTTTTATGGGATTACTTTTCTTTATTGATAGTATTTTTTTAGTTTCTTCTGTGTGTTTTTTTCCGTAAAATGAATTATTATTTAATAAGTTATATTCCTTATTTTTTATACTAATTAATTTTCTAGTTTCTTCAGTATGAGTTTTTCCATAAAATGAATTATTTTTTCCCATACTATGAAGTCTATTATTTTCTATTATAGATTGATATATTTTTGAGTTTATTTTAATACAACTTCTACCAGAGTTTTTTCCCATAAATCTAACTAAAGCGCAATACATTTTTTTCACATATTGAGACTCTACAGATTTAGAAAGTAACAGATGCGCTATAAAATGTTCTCTGGGGGTTAATAAGACTTTATTAGATGGGTTATTACTACCACCCATACATTTTGGAACTATATGGTGAGAGTCATATATTCCACCATCTCCTTTACTCCTATTCATTTGTTTTCTTGTATTTACAAGATTCATATAAGTTTTAGTGTATTTGTTACAATTAAACACAACATAAAATACGAACCTAATACTATTTATAATATTCGTATTTTACACCGATACCGATTATAAGTCAAATACAACAAACTTCATTATCAACAACTAAATCTTTTGCCTCAATCCACATACCATCAATAAAAAATTTATGTTCTGGCGTACAGGTAACTTTATATCCATCATCAAATTCTATCTGTAAAAGTTCTTTGTCCTTAAAATTGTGAGTTTCTAAAACTTTCATAAACTCACCTTCTTTTGTATATACAAAATCATTTTCAGTTATATCTTCGATATTTTTATACCCACCACGAGTAAAAATTTTAGTTCCGGGAGATAAGCACCCCCCGCTCATTTGTTTTCCACCATAAAGAGACATACTATCATAGGTGTGATTTGTCACCAGCATAGGAATCTTTGCTTGACCCAGTTTGAGAGTAAGCATACGGAAAGCACCCTTAATCAATTGTGCCTTCGTCATATCACGAGTATCCTTCTCCGCAAGAGCATCATTAATCTCTTTATTTGTAGAAAGCATTCCCAAGGAATCCAACACAAAGATACAAGGTTTTCTTTCTTCCTCCTTTTTCTTAAGGTAAATATCAACTGCCTTAAGTGTCTTGGTGCGAAACTCTTCAACCGTGACTACATTAACGACCACCAAACGATTTATATCAACTCCACGAGACTCTAATAGTGATTTAGTAATTGCGGATTCAGTATCAAAGTATAGACAATACCCATCAGGATGAGTATCAAGAAAGTTCTTAACAACAGCGAGACTGAAGAAAGTTTTTCCCGTAGAAGTTTCACCCGCGATAGCAGTAATCTTATTGCCAGATACACCACCAAATATACTACCGGATACAAGAGCATTAAAAATGTATGAACCCGTATCCACATAAGTTTCAGTTTCATCAATCTCTGATGCGAGTTGCGTATATTCTCCCCCAATCTCCTTTACAATATCTTTAAGAAAACTTAATCCAGAATCAGTCATTTCATTCCTCCTTTTGTTTTTGTTTGTTGTCATAATTCATCTTATATCGCCAAAGTTTTTGATACAGGGCAACATCTCCACCTAATCTCATAGCACTAACAATCGTATCAAGTTCTTTTTCGTTAATTGGCAAGTTCATTAGATAAAAAATGAATCAAGGTTTGCTGTATGTTCTGTTTTCCATCCAATCGAATCTAAAATAGACTTAAGTGGGTCCAAGAAGCTCTTCTCAAATTGTAGTTCATAATCAATATATTTGTCAAGTCCCAATTCTTTAGGAAAATCAGAAATAAAGGAAATGACATTCTCTCGTATGATATTCGGTTTTTTTAAGAAAATATACTTCACTTTCTCTCCATTATTAATAAGTGAATATTTATGAGTAAGTTTTTTCTCCTTTATATAATGATTAAACAAAAGAGAACCACGAATATGAATTGGAGTTCCTTTTGAGTATATTTCATTACGAGAACTATACTTCCTTATATCTGACGCTGTTCTGGGAAAGGCAATTTGCTCCGGAGAAAAAGTTCTAAACTCTTGCCGACATTCATTAATAAACTTGATTACCTCATCTTCGGTTCCACTCATCATAATCTTTAACCCATCCTTAATCATTTTACGACAAGGTGCTGGAGTTGAGGATTTGACCGCCTCAATTCCCATCATCTTGAGTTTTGGTTCGGCATAACGAACACCTTCACTATCCCAGACATTTAGAATATAACGCTTCTTCGCAGTCCAGATTCCTCGGTCGGCAATATTCTCCCGCTTCATAATCATCTTCTGGTCGTAGGCATTCATATACTCCGCTAGTTCCTCATAGCAACCCTGAATATATTTTTCAATTTCGGTCTTACAGATTTTATCAAGAAACGAAACAACAGATTCGGTAGTTTTTTTCTTTTCCTTATATACGGCATTTACCAGAGGTCCCATATTCAGGTAAATGGAGTCGGTGTCGGACGCAATCACATAATCATAATCCTCAGTTTTAAGTATTTTATTGAAATATCTATTCATCTTATTTTCAATCCAACGAATCGCAACCTGCCCCGAAAGAGTAATCGCTTCGGCATTCTCAAGTTTATAATACCTGAAGTATTGATTTCCACAAGCACCGTAGGCAGAATTGAGAGATATTTTTTTAGACATCTGAATATTATTACATCTTGAAATCTCCTTTATAGTTTTTTCCCTCAAAGATTTTAATTGAGAATCGGACATTTCAGATAAGTTCACATTTCCATCCCTTTGCTTTACCTTTTGTAATAACTTTACCATTTTTACTACTACTAACCCAAAGAGTAGAATGAGGTAAATTATTTTCTTTACACCAGTCTTCTAATCTATTGGTAATAATTTCTTCACCAATTGGAGACGTTATTTTAAATGTTGAAGATAAACAATCTCTCATATGATCTTTATTTTCTTTCCAGTGGTTAGTAGACCAATCTCTCATAAATTCAGAATGTTCTGGTCTTTTTTTACCAGTATTAACTTCAAGTGCTTTTTTTAAGTTTTCTTTTGCTATACTAACATATTTTGGATTTCCAGTTTTAAGTTTTTTTTGAGATTCTGAAACTTTATTTCTAACTTCTAATGATTTTTTCATAGGATTATTATCTCCCTTACATAAACCATTAGCATTTACATAGTTCCAACCACCTTTTCCACCAACATTCATATTATAGCATTTATCTTTTTTATAATGCTCCTCAACTATTTTTTCTTCTTTTAAATACATTTCATTTTCCTCATTACAAAATTCAACTATTTCTCTATAAAAATTTTCTTTACCATGTTTTTCTATTGCCTTTTTTAAAGCAACACCAGAACCTAAATATTCATCATTTATGTTTTTAGTGGAGTGTGCTCCATAATAGTACTTACCATTTTTCATATTTGTTGTTTTGTATATGAAATAATACATCTAAAATACCTGTTTCCTACAGCACTATTTATAATAGTTTCCTTTTTTTCATTTCCGATTCAATTTGCTCCAATTCTTTTTTTTCCTTAATCATCAGGTCCTTATACACAACGCGGTCGTTATACATTTTCTCCATGAGTTCGGGAAGGAATCCCCTCACATCTTTACGATACATCGCACCATTAGGACATACCGCATAGTCCTTATACTTCTCAAAAGTTAGTTCTTGGTTGAGAATCTTATCTACAGTTACGGTGGGGTGCCTTTTATCAACAAGAGTTTCTGGACTCACGTTAAATTCCATAATTAAATGCGGATAAAGTGAATTCAAATCGAAATTAACGACCCAATCATAAACTCCGGGTACGGGTTCTTTTACATAGGCACCAGCATACTTTTCACTTTTTTCTGATTTAGTTTTAGGAGGAATTACAATATTCCTATCCTTAAGATAATTGTAAATGATAGTATCCCACATAGAAACTTGAGAGAATACATCATTATAATTAACCTTGGCATCATATGCCATCGTAAGTGCCAGTTCAATTAGTTTCATCTTGTCTTCCAATCGGTCAACAAGTTCTACGTCCTTTATGTTATACTCACAAAATTTCTGCCAACCTTTGGTATAAAAATCCTTAAAGGTATCAAACTCGGAGTGGTCCAGTTTTTTCTGCCCGAGTTCCACTTCGGCAATATAATCCAGACGATATGATTCCTGTGCCTTATAGGTAAACTTTTTATAAAGATCCAAATAATCTAATTGTGATATGCCACCAATATTATAATAGATTTGATTTCTTCCCAAAACAAATGTCTCCTTTTCGGATACTATTCCCCACGGAGAAATACGCTTCATTAACTTTTCGCCAAGTATTTTTTCGAGACGACGAACCAAATAAGGAATATCGTAAAACATACTATTCCATCCAGTAATAACCTCTGGTGTATTTTCCTCAATCATCCACCAGCAAATAAAATCATTTAACAGATCATACTCGGAAGAAAATTGCCGGTAAGTAACATTTTTTTGATTATTTTGATAAGGTCCAAGTCCCCAAGTTCGGATTTGTTTTGTATTGTAATCCTGTAAAGTAATCAAAAGAACCTCTTCTGCTGCGGATTCTACATCAGGAAATCCATTCTCCGATGCGACCTCAATATCAATAGTGGTTAGTTTAATTTTACCAATATCAAACTTAATTTCAGTTTCTGGATATTTGTCAGAAATGTATTGATAAATGTACCGGTCATTCCCATAGATTTTAAAGTTTTCTACATTATCATACTTTTTAAGAAACTCTCTACATTCTTTTACCGAACCCGGTTGAATAGATTCTACATATTCTCCCTGAAGTGTTTTATATTTGGTTGGTTTTTTAGACGAAACAAAAAGAGTTGGAGAAAACTTTTCACGAGTCATAAAGTGGTTTCCGTCTTTATAACCTCTAACTAAAAAGTAATCTCCAATCATAAGTACATTTGTATAAAAATTCATCAGGTAGTTAGTTCAAGATACTTTTCAGTAATTTCTTTTTTTGGATCAACAATCGTTAAAATACTATCAGAATGAATCAACATTTCATTTTGATCTGTAACATCAGGCCAAGGAGTTAGATTCCCTTCCTTATCAATTTGATGTGGATTGATAAGTTTACAATCTGGTTCACCAAGTTGAGATCCCAATTCAGCAATTTCGGTAATTAATACCGTATTAATCTTCAAAAGAAGACACTTCACATTCCGTTCCATTTACTTTTTCCTCGTACATTTTTTTAATATCGTTGACTGGTTCAACAATTGTTACAATCCAATCCGGTCGAACTGGAATCTCACTATCACTCGTAAACATAATCCAAGAAGAGAATGTTACACTAACGGTGCCGTCTTCAGGTTCTGCTGGTTCTTCGGTTAAGAAAATTGAATTGCTGATTTGCATTTTATGCGGATTTTTAAATAAGTATCCACATACCTTCTCATCAGAAATTAATTCCTTAATATCAGCGATTACGGATTCTCCAGATTTTAATAGAGCAATTTTTACAGACATTTTTAGTTTTCCTCTCAATTCATTATAGCACAAAAAAAGGGGAGGTGCAACTGGTTTTTGCCAGTCACCTCCCTGTAGCAACGATATTTGGGTGGACCTCTGTATTTAGATGTAATCTTTCCTCTTATGATGATCCGGGACAACTCTTCCGAGAGTAATTGATAAGAGTCCGTCCTCAAAATCAACAGATCTAACTTCTGTATCATCAGAAAGCGTCCAAGATCTGGTGAAGGATCTTTGAGCCAATCCTTTATGGAGGTAATTAGATTCTGTCTCTTTATCTTCTTTTTGACCTTCAACGAAAAGTTTTCCATCTTGAGTATAAACAAAGACTTCTTTTTTTCTAAATCCGGCAAGAGCCAATTCGAGTCTTGATTCTAAATTATTGATTTGAACCAAGTTGTATGGAGGATAATTTGAAGTTGTTTCATGAAGATTAAACAAACGATCAAAATATTCATCCAGTCCAATACTGTTTCTTGTGATCTTATCCATTAGATTGGGAAGATCCGCAGCAGTATACCTTGTAAGATTAGTCATTTTAGTATCTCCTTAAAAAGCGAGGTTTGATTGTGTGGATCCTTTCGGCATCCGTATATAATTATAAGACTTTCATAAAAAAAGCGGGATAGTATTTCCCGCACCTTTTATTCGGTTTTTTCTACTTCCTCAAGATGTTCCTTTAGAGCATTTTTCCACTGCTTTTCAGTATAACCACAAGCAATAAAAAATCTCCTTACCATTTCTAAAAATTGATTTTCATTTAGATATGGATCATCGCATATAATATCCACATCCTCTTTGGGCAAAATAAACTTGGCATCCGGATTTGTGTGCCAAGCAGCGTTTTCATTACTATGATTATAACGAAATTGAAAACTTCCAGAAGCCATCACTCAGCATCCTCAACAATTTTCTTTTTAGAACCAATATTATACTTAGTTTCCAAAACCCAATCTTCCTTATCCTTATAAGCAAGAACTTTGATTTGATTTAGTGGAGCAATATCCTGAATCTTGGCAACATCCACAATCTCAATCAAACCCCAATCCGCAAGAAGTTGAGCGATTCGATTACGACGCTGAACGTCATTCACAGTAAGATTTGCGTGTTTGCCATCAAGTGCGAAAAGCTCTTTAAAATGCGTAATATAATAACGACCTTGCTTATGAAGAATATGACAAGATTGATAAAGTTTTTTCTCTTTTCTTGATGCTACACCGATTCTCGTAAGAGTTTCACGAACCTTTAAAAAATCATCCGGTTCATTAAGAATTACTTCCACCATTTGATCTGGAGTCCATTTCACAATAGGTTCATTTACGACTGACATAATTTTCCTCAAAATTATTTACATATCTTTTATTTAGGTTTTGTATCCTTTGGGTCATTTATAAATTATTTTGTTCCTCCGGTTTCAATTTTTGACTTTATAAAATTAAGTTGCTCTTTGGTGAGAACTCTCAACGCTTGTTTTGCCTTCTCATTACTATATCCATAATAACTTTTAACACAATCAAGATCTTTGATTTTATCTTTATAAATCCAAGGAGAATATCTTTTCCTTTTTCTCAAACTATTTAAGTAAAATGAATATTGAATATCTTTGTCAAGATGATGATTGATATTCATTTCGTTCACATACATAATTGTATCTATCTCACCGGATAAGCATTTGTTAATCACAAACGGAACATATTCCTTGATAAGAGATGGATCTTCCTCCAACAGATTTTTCTTGGAGAAATTGATCGAGTTTAACCAGTCTTTTAATTCAGTCACCAATCAATCCCTCACTTTTTAATCTATTGTAATTATAACATCCATCAAAATTAAATTGGATTTTTGGAGTTTTATTATAATTAAATAACAATAGTTCCTTTCTTTGCTTTTGATCTCGCATATATTCACCAACCGAACGCATCGTATAAGTTAAATCAAACTCTGCGGCAGTCCAGTTCTTAAATCTATCTTTTACTAACTGATCTGAATTGTAACTAATCAACTGATCCATAGTATTAGCATCACAATCAGCAGCAAACTTATCGTGATCGAATCCTTTGTGCATTGCTCCCTTGCGCCCATAGAGATTATCCTTAATATCATAAGGAGGATCAAGATACATAAAGGCACCCATATTTCCATCCATCAAATAATCATAGGAATAATTGGTTATTCTCCATTTAGAGATAAGTTTAGAATACTCGGGCAGTTTCTCAATTCCACGAAAACTAAAATTAGATTTGGATGCCTGTGCCGAAAATGAAGAACTTTCAGTAAGACCACTAAAAGAACACTTATTCACAATATAAAATGCTATGGCACGATCTACTGAAGTTTCTGCCGGATCATTAATCATATCCTTTGCGGCAAGAAAAAGTTCCTTTGCTGCCTCTGGATTATAGTGATTGGATTTTTCACGAGAAAGAGTATCTCGTAAATCATCCGGAAATGTCTGTAGTACCTGCCAGAAGTTTACAAGAGGTTCATAAAGGTCATTTACCCAAATCTTAATGTTTGGATATTTTTTTGTAATATGAATGGCAACACTTCCACCACCAACGAATGGTTCCCGAAACTCATCATAGTTTCGTAGGTCGGGAAAATGTGGATCCATCTTGACGCAAGCACGAGACTTACCGCCTGGATATCTTAAAGGAGTTTTAAGAGATTTCATACTACCACTCATAGGTTTCATCCTCCCATTTATAAAGTTCATCTACAATTTGATGATAAAGTTCCTTGACTTGTTTTTTGGGAGCAAGAGAAATATCTTTGGCGAGGTATTCTACATCTCCCTTATCAATAACAATCTTAAGTCCAGATTTAGAAATATTTTTTTCAGGATCAAATTTCTTAAGAGCATTCTCAAAAGATACCACTCCAATATGTCGTTGTGTTTGATCGATCAAAATCATTTCATCAAACTTTTTTTCTGGGAAATTATTATTTACAGTTCCCTGAAAGTTTTTAAGAGTTATTTCTTTCGTGTTGATGGTTTTATTAGTTTGAAATAATTTATCCAAACCCTTCGCCTCATATCTCCACAATTCCTCATTTACTTTAGTAGTAAAATCATGACCCAGAGTATCATTCAATCCAACATAAACCAAGTTTTTACTTGTCTTTTCAATTGCCTTTTCGATAAATACTGCTCGACTAAACTTTTGACCACCAAATCTTAAACGACGAGTGTATTCAACTACTCCCATCACCATTTCAAAATCAAAATCAATTTTAGTTTTCATAATCTGCTGGGTGATACTTCAAATATTCTCTAAAGGTTAATTTCATTTCCTTGTGCGTCATACCACAATGTTTTGCGGCAGCGGGAACAGTCATTTTAGCGCGAAACAAACCTTCGTTTGCTTCTTTTACATTTTCCGGAGTTGTCTTGACCGGAACCTCACATAATGATGCCTTGTCAATCTTATATGAGTTCATTTAAACTCAACCTCACACATAATTTCCGTTAGTGCCGCCAAAAGATTTATCTCTTGGTCCATTACAAAACAACACTGATATTGATATTTAGATATAATAAGAATAGCAGAAGGAATGGTAGATGGCACTAGACATTCATAAAGAGCATCATAAATCTTACGAAGAATAGCGGAGGCATCATTATCCAAGTTCTTTACCACCCAGTTTCTAACCTCCGTAAAGTTCTTATCTTTAAGATGTTTCATAAGGTCATTTATGGCAATATCAGAAAAGGAAGCAAGAATACCGGAGTCAATTGTTCCGCCGGCAGAATATCGCTGAAGAACATTTAGTAGTTGTCGCGTATCCGGGAAATAATTCTTTACGAGTTCGAGTATAACTTTTTTATCATAATCGATTTTTTCCTGTTCGAGTATGTGCGTCATCCTCTTAAAGATGTCGGACATCATCTGTGGTTTTTCTTCTTTTTGGATGGGCGTATATTTGAGAACAACACATCTTGATTGAATTGGTTCAATAATTTTATTCAGGTTGTTACAGGTAAAAATAAAGCACACATTATTATGAAGTTGCTCTATCACCCCACGAAGACACAGCATTACATCATTTGTGGTCCCATCAAACTCGTCAAAAAACACCACCTTCTTCTTGTCATTAAACATCGAAACTGTGGTTCCAAAATTAATGACTTGATTGCGAACCGTATCCAAGTATCTTCCTTCTGAAGACCCATTTAGAAACAAAACATCTTGCTTTGTGATTTTACATAGTGTTTTGATTGTTTGAGTTTTACCACACCCCTGCGAACCCTGAAGAATAAGATTTTGATTTAATTGACCTTCCTTAGCGACATTAAGAAAGAACTCCTTAACATTTTTAGTGAGAATCAAATCTTCGACAGATTGTGGTGCCCAACGCTCAACCCAGAGAAATGGTTTATTATCAGTTAATTCCATAATTTAATTTATCCACGAAGGTTTTCTTGACGGCATACGAAGATAATTATCTCTAACCCAAGTCTTGGTGTTAATGTAATTCTTGTAAGCAGTAAAAGTGTCAATAGTTGTATCCAGTTTAATCTCATCTGGCATCGCACGAGCAAAGGGAGTTACTTTATCAATTTTACCTTTTGGGAATAGATAGTATGCCCCCAAAAGAGTATTATAGCACGAATGAGGTTTTCCGTACCTCAAATGAAACTCATCACACAGGTTCATTCCATGCTTGATTAACCAATAGGCATTATCAATTGATTTTGCCGCCCACTGGGTACAGGGATGATTGCGAAATGCTCCTTTTTCTGTAGCATATGGTTCTCCATTTTTTTTAGCGAGAGTTCCATAGTTATGATACCATTTGGACGCTACGATAGAAAGCATTTGACAGGTTTCTAACGCCATTTTAGTTACGTGGCGGTCAGGAAGTACAATAGCACTCTCCGCTGGATACGGAGAAGTTACAAAAATATTCAAAGTTAGTTCCTCAAAAACAATACTTTTTGACTACATATTTTACTTCATTTGGTTTATCTTCCATCCAAAATGCTTCCATTTCAATTTGCCGAATACTAGGACCAACCAATCTTACAGCAGATTCCACATCTTGCCTTCTTCTGTCAGAAAGATTCATATTAGAAGATGAGATTCCTAATGGAGTCATAGATTTATTCTTACAGTATTGTGCCAAATGAACTGACTCGTGTAGTAATGTTTCGTTGATGTAATATTTTACATTATCTCTCGAAACAATACGATTAGTACAAATATTCATAGTTTTTTCGGTTGGACTGAACCACCCATAGATGTCGTGTTTTCTACAAATTGGAGCATTTTCAACTACTCGAATCTTGCGAGAAACCATTTGATAGATTTCCATAGATTGAGGAGAAAGATAAAATAAGAAATCCATTACTCAAAGGTAGAATCGGGTTCCATCGCAATCCAATAAGAAAGATTGTATTTGGTGTTTGTAAATTGAGAAAGAAGTTTTTCTGACAGAACTACATCATAAGCACCAGAAATAATCTTACTGAGATTCTCTACTTTGAAATTAAAAGTAAAGACATTATCAGTCTCTCCCACAACGATAGAATACTCATTAGAGGTATTATTCTTTTTATCACGAACCACCAGACGAATTACTCCTGCTTCACCAATCGCAGAAATATCGGGAAGTTGATAGACAGATGCTGCCTTAACAAGTCTTTCGGTAATTCCACTTTCGAGTTGAAAAGAAACATCTTTGGAAGGAAGATTGATTTGCTTTTCTGGTGGAGAGACGATTACATTTGGATCTGAATAGAAATACTTGACCCTCCGCTTTCCATCACGAATTGTAATGTAACTATCTTCAGAAAAGTCCAAATCAGGATCCTGATGAAGACTCAATCCATTCAGAAACTGATTTAGGTCATAAATCGCAAAATCACGGGGAAAGTTTTCGGCAATTTCTGCTTCGGAAAGAATATTTTTGGCGATTGAGATTGTTCTCAATACATTACCTTTCTTAACCAAAATAGATTGATTAATACCAGAGAAGTTTTTGAGAATAGTAATCGTGTTTTCAGAGAGTTTCATAGTGTTAGGTTTAAGTTTCATAATCAACGGAATTCGGAGAGACCATTATCCTTACGAGAATAATGCTTATCAAAGTGAAGTAGTAGCATAGCATAGTGAATGACCTTCAGCAAATCTCGTTTGTTGCGTCCGTCCTTATTCCCATAGCGACTACCATACTTGAGAATATTTGATTGACAAAATCCGGCGGCAAGTTTTTTGGCTGCCATCAGGTCAATAGTTTGAATGTCTGCGTAATCTTCTTCATCTCCACAGTAATGCCCGCTGTATGTGCTGCTGACATAATTTTCAACATCCTTAAGGATTTTATCTTCATTATATTTCCAAAGATGATTTTTTGGTTCGTTCATAGCAGGAGTTTTTGTCAAATCAACATATCCAGAGTGTTCGTTCATAGTCATTTTATACTCAAGTGATTGCCTTTCATTTTCGGCATTAGAGAAAGCCATAATTAAGAAAAGTCATAATTAACCTCTCTCAATTATAGCAGATTTAAGGTTGTTGGTCAAGTTGTTTCTGAATGAGTTTTTGTCGCTCGTCAAAAGAAAGATTTATCCAATAACTATGTTTTACTGCCATTTCAGCATCACTATGTTTTTTGTGACAAGTTCTACAAAGGAGACGACACTTCTCAACTTCTTTCCACCACAAGTCTAAAGAACAACCAATTTTTCCAATAGTTAGGATTTTATGTGCTGGGTCAATATGGTCAAACTCAAGATTTTCAGTTTTTCCACACCAAACACATTTTCCTCCAAGTTTTTCTTTTGCTTGTTCTTTTAATTGTTTTCTTCGGTTGTTATTATTTTTAGTGTTTTGTTCTTTTAATTTTTCTTTGTTTTTTTCATAATACTTTAAATGCCTATCATTACATTTTTCTTTATTTTTGGAATAATATTCTCTATCAGCAAGGCGTTTTGCTTCTTTTTGCTCCTCCGTCATTTTTTGACGATATTTTTTATTGTATTCTGATTTTTCTTCTTTTGTAAGTGCCATAATTACCGAAAAGTGCTATTAATATTTATACGAATAACACTTTTCAGTAAAAAAGTTTTATTAGAAAAGAACTTCGTGACCACCCTCAATAGTCAGTTCAAGTTCGGTGGGCATCTTAAAATCGGCATCTACTTTATCATACAGTTCAAGAAAAGCAGTTTTAGTTTCATCATCAAAACGATTAGTACAAACCTGAATTGCCTTTGCCTTATCGCCAAAAATAGCATAAGCACGAATGATATGAACCAAACGACGAGTGCTGATGATTTCTTCAATACCGCCATCATAGAAGGTTTTACGAATAATATCCCCCCAATCGCACAATTTCTTACAGAAATCATCAATCTCAGTCAGACCCAGAGTGGCAGCAATACCCTGAAGAATACGGATTTCCACAGAACTGGCGGGATAAGGTTGCTCGAAAGTGACCGGGAAGCGTTCCAAGAATGCCTCATTAAGCACGTTGGTGCCGATAAAGCGACCATCATCAGAACCCTTACCCTTGGTGTTTGCGGTCGCAATCACATTAAATCCGGCAGCGGGTTTGACGAAGCGACCAATCTTCTTCAGGAAGACACCTTTACCTTCCAGAACAGACTGAAGACACAGGATTTTATTGGAAGCAAGGTCAATCTCATCGAGAAGCAATATGGCACCACGCTCAAGTGCTTCGATGACTGGACCATTATGCCACGCAGTTTCACCATTCACAAGGCGAAATCCCCCAATCAAATCGTCCTCATCTGTTTCGATAGTCACATTCACCCTAATCATTTCACGTTTCAACTGAGCACACGCCTGCTCCACCGAGAACGTTTTGCCATTACCCGAAAGACCCGTAATGAATGTAGGGTAAAAGAGACGGGACTGAATAATGCGTTTAATGTCAGCAAAATTACCAAACTTGACGAAGGTATCATCTTTATCGGGAATAAGGTCTTGTTGATGGTCGGGAAGAACGGCAACACTCTGAAAAGAACGCTCGATTTCTTCTACTTTATCTTGTGTGATTTCGAGGTTCCACTTACCACGACCAATCTTATGATGAGAAAGTTTGTTGCTTACGGTTTGGTAGTTAAGACCACGAGAGGCACAAAACCCTTTGAGGTCTCCAGAAGTGATTTCTGGACCATAAAGTTCTTGAATGCTTTCAATAAGTTGCTGGTCGTTCACGGATGATTTACGAGGCATAATGTAGTTAGGTCGTTTTGTTTAACTGAAGTTATTATACGACAAAAAAGGGGGTCGTGGGACCCCCAGTGGTCAGTTTGCCAACTGGTTCTTCAGGGTTTCAAGGTGCTCCCGACTTACAATTTTCCCAGTATATCCGGGATAAAACTTTTTCACAATCGCAGAAACACCCATCGCAGTAATCGCACTATCACAAATTACACACACCTCTTTGGTGGTGTAATTTACAACGTGTTCGAGAGGAAACTTATATTTCATAGTATCAAGCGACCAAAGAAACGAACTCACCAAGAATACGCCTATTCATTTTCTTGGATTTCAGACTTTTCACAAAAGCGGTCTTAATCTGTGATTTAGAGGCATCTTCAGAAACAGAAAACTCCGTGTCCTGTGATATGGAGGTAGAAGAAATACCAAAATAAGCGTGATATCCAGAAGTCTTAAGAGTAAAACTCTTTTCTTTCTTCCAGGAGTTCATCACATCATCATAATCAGACCCAGAGTATCCACAATACCTGCGAATAAAGTTTCCGGCATCACGAGATTCGATTACACGAATACCAATAAAGTTCGTATTCACAAAAGTATCTCTTAAATTGTGAAGAATGACATCCGTAAATTTCCACCAGGCACTACCCAAAGAATAAGTATTTCCGGTTTTTCGGTCTCTCAAAAAGGAATTTGGTCCAATAGAACACGTTCCCATATAGGGACTTTCTTCCCATTTGCGTATAAACTCGTGATGATATTTTGGAGCATTTGCCTCACCATCAGTCAAGATTACACACTGGACTTTCTGTAGTTTATTTTGTTTCTGAAATTGTGGAAGAATTTGATGAAGAGAAATTAGTGCCTCGTTTAGAGGTGTTCCAGAAAGACTCAATCCCATAGGAATATTATATTTACAAGAATATGATTCTTGAAAATGATTAGCAAGACGAAAGATATTTTTCATCTGTTCGTCAAGAGTCTTATTATTTACTTTACTTGTAAAAAGATTCATCATAGAAAAATGTTCTTCTACTCGAATCAAATTATCTTTCTTTTGATATGAAAGTTGCCTAATATTTGACTTACCTTCGGCATCATAAGAGATCAAAGGATAGTCGTGAGTGAAGGCATAAACCTCAAATGGAATAGCAACTTTTTTACAGAACCAAATCAGATTAAAGAGTTGTTTCACAGTATCTGACATTACACTTGCCATCGAACCGGACCAGTCCAAAACAAATACAAGACCATGATTCTTGCCGTCAGCGAGGGTTGTAATCTTCTTAAAGAGGTCCTCACTATACTTATATGAATGTATGCGAGAGCAATCAAGAACCCCTGTGCGGGCGGTTGTGGCACGGGCATAGGAGTCTGCTGCCTTGCGACACTCAAACTCTTTCACCAGATAATTGACCTCTTTTTGTGCCGACCGCTTAAAATCAACAAACTTACGATCAACCTCGCCAAAAATATCAGAATACTGATATTCATAATGCTCAAGATAAGAGGACCAGTGTTCTTTACATTTAGAATGAATCTCGGCATTTGGAACAATAACCCGTTTAAGATCAAGTTGAGGCAATTCCAGATATACACTTTCTGCCCCAGAACCACCAATCAAGTCTTTAAGGGACTCCTCAAGTGAATCCATCGTTTTGACTTCGGGTTCTGCTTTTTCCGAACCTTGCTGACCGCCTTGTGATTGAGTGGATTGGTCCTGCTGTGCGGTTCCACCATAAGAATCAGTTTCACCGGGTTCCTCATTTTCAGATTCCTCACCGCCACCTTCCTCCTGATTCATAGCATCAGAAGCACCACTTTGAGAGGTTTCTTTACTATCGGGACTTGATTCGATTTCTTCGTTCTGCTTCTGCTTACAATACTCATAGAGTACCTTTGCGGCGATTAGAACATCATCGAAAGTTTCGGCATTCGCAATCAAATTGGAGATTTCTGTTTCTTCACCAACCTGAATTGGCACATCAACATAATTACCAATCTTAAAATAAAGATTTACCCGGTCGGCAAGATTATAAGTTTCGAGATCAGTATCATCGATTAGGAAAAAATCTTGCTCTGCCAGTTCTTTATAACCAGCATAGAAACTTTTGGGAGAACCAGGATACTTCCTTTTACAAAGTTTTTCGACCCTTACATCCTCACATACATTTATAAATTGTTGAGGAATCTTATGATTCTTGCTCCAGTCAATATTGGGAGTCCAGAGTGAATGGGAGATTTCGTGAAGAACGAGCATATTATAAACACTATCAGTTGCTTTCTCCCAGAGAGGCAGAGTAAGACACCGAGTATGGACGTTAAAGCAGGCAGTATCTACTTTTTTGTGCTCCACTATGAGGTCCTCTGTTGCCAGAAGACGGGCAAGTGTTCCTCGTATCTCAAACTTATCAGACATTTAGGTTAGGTGCGTTATGGACCTATTATACGAAAAAAGGGTCCTTATGAGGGACCCCGTGTGCCAGTTTTGGAAGTGGTCTTTATCTACCTCTTGCTCTGCGGTTACGGGCCCGATAATCTGTAGGAACCTCCATATAACCAGATTTACCTTTACCATAAGGTTTAGAATGATCAATAGAATTTTCGTAATCACCATCTGCCTGTTTAACTTCTATATTTTTTGCAGCATTCATTCTGTTAATGGATTTTTTATTTGCTTCAATTCTTTCGCGATCTCTTCTATCATTCATATTTTCAGTTTCTCCTTGTCTCCTTAACGCATATCCACGATATTCACGATCTACTTTATTTTCTACATCATCTTTCCATTTTGGCTTTTTATATACAGTTTTTCCTTTTCTAGTAACTCCACGAATATCATTCCCAGTAATTCTGTCCGCAATAGACCTTCCAGAACCTCTAACTGCCTCGTCAAGAATCTCTTCTCTCCACTCTTCACTCATATTTGTCATAATCGCAAGTGCCGCTTCTTCGGTGTCGGCAAATCCTTCATCAAGTAGGTGACCTTTAATGATGTCAAAGAGGTCGGTTTCTTCACCTACAGTTGATTTTACAACTGGACGATATCCACCACTTGCTTTTGTTGGTGTTTTTCTTCCAGGACCAGCAGAAAGAACTGCACCAATTGCCCGTCCAACTGGATTTGTTTTTATAAACTTATCAGTTGCCTTAGCACCTGCAGCAAGAGTACGTTCTACGGCACCTTGAAAATCTTCATCAAGTTGCTCTACTTCTTCTTTAGGTTGATGAACCTGCAAATATGCTTCCCATAAACCTACAATTTCTTTGTCTCTCATTTTTTCCAAAACTTTTTAATTATTTATAAAAAAAAACACTCCGGAGAGTGTTTCTTCTTAAAGGATTTCAATCGTGCCTTTGCTTGACGGAGTGCCTGCGGTTTCAGTTTCCGCTTTTGCTCCTTCTTGGAATGGTGGAATCGGTTTGGAACTTTCATCGGTCTTGTGCTTATGAGAACACAATAATATCTATAATCGCAGTTGTCAAGAGGTCCAGTTGAGAAAGTGTCCTATGCCTCTGTCTTATAGGAAAATCCATTTTTTTTCTCAAACTTAATGATACGATCAAACTTATCCTGTATTCCGTCCTTATGAGAAATGACAAAAATATTCGCACCCTTAATTACATAACGAATAATCTTAAGAAAACTATCGGTTCCAAACTCATCCAGAGAGGAATCAAAAATCTCATCAAAAATTAATAAGTTCGTATTGCTTGAGTTTTTTAATCTGGCGACCTCACGCCAGGCAAAAACAATCGCAAGATTAATTTTTGCCTTTTCTCCTTCACTAAAAGAACTATAAGAAAAATCTTCGTGAATGGGAGACTTTACGGACTCATTAAACTCACTATCAAGATGGAAATTAATATAAAAATCCATCATCTGTAAGTATCGATTTACCTGCTGATTGATAAAGGGAAGATACTTTTTAATAATCTTTGTTTTTACTCCATCATCTTTGAGAAGAGAATATGCAAAATCATAATGAACGATTTCTTCTTTTTTACTCGAAAGGTCATCATATGTTTTTTGGAGATTTTCTCTAAACTCTTCTAACTTCTCGTGTTCAGTATTTCTATTTTTAAGTTGTTCGGTAAGAGTTTGAATTTCAGATTCGAGATCTCGTATTTGTCTCTGATTGATAGAAATTCGAGTATTGTTTTGAGAAATATCATGGTTGAGTCTTGTAATCTCCTTGGATAAAGCGATAAATTGACGCTCTCTTTCTCCCTCATATTTCATAGTCTCCTCAAGTTGCTGAAAACCTTTTTGGAGTTCTTTTGCCTTATTTTGAGAGTCGTCAATTCTATTTAATCTAAACTCCTCCTCTATGGTTTGAGTACAAGTGGGGCAAACCGTATTTTGTGAGAAAAACTTATGCTCTTTAGTAATCACCGATACTTTTTGAGAGATTTTACCCTTGAGATTATTAAGTTTCACTAACTTTTCGGAGGCACCACTCACCTCTTCCTGTTCTTTACAATACTTAAAGATGTCCTCTTCAATTCTGGCGTTCGCAATCATATGAATACCAACCTCAGCATCTAACTTGGTAATCTTTTCTTTATTGACATTTATATTAGCATTACCACGATTCTCAAGTTCGTCAATAAATCTCTTCTGCATGATAACCTTATCGTCCAGATTTTGTTTCCTCAATTCGAGAGATTTTATTTCATCCTTTTTAGAGCGTATTTTTTCCTTAATGATAGTATTCATCACGGAAAATATTCTTATATCCAAAAGGTCCTCAATCACCTCACGACGATGTGCCGTTGTAAGTTGCATAAAAGGAACAAAGGTGCTACTACCCAGAATTACAATTTGAGTAAAACTTCTATAGTTTAGTTTGAGAATATTCTCTTCCAATACTTTTTGATTTAAGCGGTCATCAGATTCCTTATGAAGAGGAGAACCATTCACTTCGATATCAAAAATATTTGGTTTGATTCCACGCCTTACCATATATTCACGATTATTTACAGAAAACTCAATTTCGACTAAACAATCCTTTTCATTAGTCGTATTGATAAGTTGATTCTTATTAATTTTGCGGAATGCTTTATTAAAAAGAACAAATGTAAGAGCGTCTATTACGGAACTTTTTCCATTTCCATTTGCGCCAACAATAATATTTGTTTGGTTCTTCTCAAAATCAATTTCTGTAAATTGATTGGGTGATGAAAGAAAGTTCTTGTATCTAATCTTGTGAAATACTATCATTTTTAGGAGGAATTACAATATCATCAGGAGTAATTACAGTATACTTGTAATTGTAAGTTTTACAAGTCTTTATCGCCAGTTCATCATCAACTTCTATCACATCCATCTCTTTCTCATAATCTTCATCATACTCAAGCATCATAGCGTAACGAGTGGCATCGTCCTCATCCTCAAAGAGAAATAAGACCTTTTCTCCATATCTATCTTGAACGGCATATGCTCCGTCATCTCTTCGATCTTTAAGTGTAAGAAGAAACATTTTACTCGATTTCGCAAGATTGCTGATATAAATCTTGAAATATGCCTTTAATGACATTCTTATCAAAATTACATTCTGATTCGTCAATATAACGATTTAGAATTGAAATAGTATTCTCTTCTTCATCAATTACAAAGTCTTCATTTTCCTGAATGTCAAAGTTTTCAACAATTTTTAAGTCCTGAATACCGACCTTATAGAGTTTGTCAATAAACTTATCAAACTCTTTTTGTTTTGATTTTTTACGGACAATTACCTTAACAATTTTATTCGCATACTCCGTAACATCAAACATTTGATGTGGAGTATCCTCATAATAAATGTTATAGAATAATTTATAAGGATTATTAATTGGAGTGTGCTCTAAAGTTTCAGTATCAAAGATATGAAATCCACGAGTATCATTTACATCCGTCCAGTACATTTCATAAGGATTACCAAGATAGAAGATGCGTCCATTATCAGAACGAGTATGGTAATGACCTGAAAATACCTTTTGGAACTTTGTAAAAATATTCGGGTCCAGTCCATGTTCCTCCATTATAAGATGTTTATTTACACGAAATCCCTGTAGTTCCAAATGCCCCATCGCAATCTTTGCCTTGGACTTCTTTATAACTTTTAGTGTTTCATCATAGTTTTCACTACAGATCCACGGAATAAAAGTCATATCAATACCACCAACTTTTGTATTTGTTGGAGAACTATAGGTTTTGATATTTGGATAGTCCTTAAGAAGAAGTTCTGGTGCGTTTATTTCTGTGGAATTACGAAGGAAGATGTCGTGATTACCAACAATCATATGAACCTCATACTTACGAAGAGGTTCTAATACAACTCTTCTGGTCCAGTCCAATCCCCAGAAATCAATACTTTTGCGATTATCAAAAGCATCTCCCATATGAACGACTATTTCTACTCCCTGTTCTTCTAAAGTGGGAAAGAAAATATTCTTATAGAATAACTCAAAATAATCGTGAAGATGTCTTGAGGATTTTCTGGCCGTCCAATGACTGTCCGTAAAAATTCCGATTTTCATAATAATTTATCTCGTTTGCGGATGTTTTCGGTAGCAGTTAGAATTTGTAAATTATCTGGATGATGTTTACCACCTTTTGATATTGGGTAAATATGGTCTACATGATGAGGTACTCCAGTTTCCTCTGTAATTTTAGCACATTCTTTATAAATGGACAATATCCGTTGATGCTCTTCTTTAGTTAATATGGGAGATTCTCCAAACTTTTTTGCTCTATACCTATAGGTTTTGTTATTTTGTTTTTCCTTTGTCCTATAAGGTTCCATTAACTCTTTATTATTGAGTTTTTCCAATCCAGATTTTATAGTACAAGGAGCGCAAGTATAATTGGAAACATATCTTTCGAGAGATTCACAAACTTTACAAGGAGTAAAACTAATATAAGTTTTCTTTCCATTCTTAATTGCCTCTTCACGAGCAGCACTTTTTTGAGTGTATCCTCTTTCTTTTGCTGCTGCTTTATTCTTAAGAAGATTTTCTGCTTTTATTTTTTTACGCTCCTCTGGTGTATATTTTGGTTTAGGCATACCCATTCTATCTCTACAATACTATAATTATTTATAACATTGTAGAGATAGAAAGAATCATCGATTTCCGTTTCTATACTGAATGGCATCCTTCATACTATTAAACTCTGAATTGTTTCCAGAAAGCAATCCATCATCTACAGTCATAACCTCATCAAACCCAGTTTTTTCAATAATCTTGGTTTTTATTTCCAGTTGTCTTTTCTCCTTTTGTATTCTTCTCAAAAAAGCATAATGTATAATTTGAGTAAAATACGCAAAAGGATTGGTGGATTTCTCTGGGTCAAAATTATGAATATACTGAACGGAGTTTTCTATTCCATCAGAAATCATATCCTCTCTAAACATATAATTTACAAAGTTTGGTTTATATGATAAGTGAGTTGCTATTTTAAGAAAACATTCTCCAATATAATTTGGAATAAGTGGTTTTCCTTCCCATGGTTTAGATTTTGGGGGATACTCATCATATTTTTCATAATATTCTTGAGCAGCCTTCTTTACCTTATTACGATAAACAATAATAGCGTCTAATAACTCTCTATTATTCACATAATGTTCGGAGTTCTTCTTTGGCATGAAATGTATCTTTAATAAGTTATGTTTATTCTATCACATTCTTGAGAGATTCACAAGGCTTGACAAGTATGGAAAATGTGTGTAGAATAGGTTTGTTCCGTTTGAGAGTAGGGTGTAAGTAAGCTTAAAGAGATTAAGTTTTTATATTGGATTTTGATTGTTCTTATACATCTTTTCTAACTTATTACGAGCATCCTTGACTGAATCAATATATCCCATATTCGCATCTAATGGAACTTTACCTCCTGGTTGATATTCTTCGGTAGAGTTATTTACATAATAATCATATAAATCAA